ATAGAACGGGCGAATAAACTGAAAGCCGAGCAAGATCTCCTGACTCCAGAGGAGAAGGCAGCACAGAGGGCAAGCGAACGCGATCTTGTGGCCGAACATCGCGAAAGGGTTAAGCGTGGCGAGGCTCTTCCGGAAATAGAGCAGCTGCGGCAACATAAGAAAAGACGACGAGAAGCGCAACAAGCCGCAGCCCAACAAGCCGCAGCCCAACAAGCCGCAGGAGAGCAAGTCGCAGTGCAAAAAGCTGCAGCCGAGAAAGAGCTAGCCAAGAAAGCCGCAGCAAGCGCAAAGCGAACAGCAACAACAGCTACGGCAGCTACAGCGCGACAGGCTGGCTCAGTGGGAGCCTCATCAAGTTCCCCAGCCAGTGTGCAACAGGCTAGCTCAACAAGAACTTCATCTTCCCCAGCCTCACCGAGCTCACCAAGAGTAGTAGACAATCGAACTCCAGTAGCTGAACTTCCTATAGTAGATAGACAAAAAGCCTTACGGCAAAGACTCAACAGTCTCGGTCGTGGATCCTCATCAAATCCGCTTAGATTTCTCTTTGATACTGAAGCAACAGATGTAGGATTCGCGCATAGAGAGAGGATCATAAACAAGGGCAAACTTGTAAAATATACTGGAAGAGATGGAGATCTGGGTACTAGGAGTGGGAATAAACCTATCATTCATGGGCAAACACAGTCTCAGAGAGCAGTAGGAACTCAGATGCTACAGTTCTACGGAGGAACTGCTGATGAGATAGCAAACCAGACAGACACTATTTTTCAGAGACATATGGAGTTAGACATCCCTGACGCGATAAAAAGGGATCTAGGCAAGAGTCTTAGTTTTGATCTTCACGGCCGTGACGGCGAGGTTAAAAATACCTTTAACGCAGAACAAATACATCGAATCATGACTGACTCCAGTGACAGTCTTAGTGCTGACGATCTAGCAGCCAGAAAGGCGATGGGAGACCCAGGGGGACCTCAAGGAAAATTTCATATAACAGACCCAAAAGTATTAAAGAATATTACAGCAAGCAGATTGACAAATCCCACGGCCGGAATGGCCGGCGTTGGAGTTAATCTTGTAAACCATACTCTCAATCAAGTCGTAGGTAGAAGCGTATTTGAATCGAAGTATGGTCGTCCGGATACAGCTAGCTCTCAAAAGTTTGTCCAAGACTTTTTGAATAGAATGGTAAAGCTCCAGAAAGATGCTCCGGAAGGCGTCAGGCCACAAATAGAAGCATGGAATATTAACTATGACTTGATAAAAGCAGCAGAGCAAGTCGACATGTATGGGAAAGATTTAAAAATTGGGTTCCAGAATAAAATGCAATCTGCTAAAGATGTATTTAAGGCCCTATTCATTGGAACCGATGCACATAGCGCCGACTATCTAATAAAAGCAGTTGACGCAGCGGACAAAATAAAGGAAATAAGTTTTTGGAGATTAATAAACGATAATCAATATAATGTCCATAGTATAAATCACGAAGAGGTTGCAGCTGCGTTAGAAAACGGCCAAACAAAAGCACAGATACAGGACGCCGGAATAGAAGAGTTAAGGACTTCTAAAACTGGAGTTAAGACTAAATATATAAATCGCAATACTGCGCTAAGAAAATTAGCTGATGATGTTGGAGGACAGAAGAACAGAGCGGCGCTAGCGGATGAATTTTATAATCGAATTTACGAAGGCGAAACTTATAGTCGTAATGAGATTGAATCACACAAGAAAGGGAGAATAGGGCAGATAGTCGACGATGCAGTATCTATGACCCTAAAAATTAGGGAATCCTCTATCTCTCGAGACGGCAATATGATCGAAGCGTTGAGAAGGGGATCGAATTTATTGGCTAGTCAAGATGGTGGTGTGGATATCGCCAATAGAATATGGAGACCTACAGCAAAAACTTCCGGAATAATGGGTTTCGGGGTGGGTAAAGACGCCGAGTTCGCAGAAGGAACCGTCAAACAAATGATGTACGTGCTTGATAATTCTACGGGATTTGATGGCGTTGGTGGATTCTCTCAAGGTGGATCGGGTAGAACAGTGGCGACCGGAAAGGGTGGAGCTATAGGGTCTCTGATATACGCTAAAGAGACATACATGGAGACACATTCCGATAGCCAGCTATCTAATCATATGCGTGGATTATTCGAGAAGATAGATAAGGCAAGCAGGATAGGAGGGGCTGCCCACGATGCGAGTATAGATACTCGTCAAATGCACGCTATGATCAGCAGTGGAGGTATACTCGACGATATGGGGACACACGGGGCAACTACTGATATGATCGAGTTTAACGGGATACTTACCGATGCTCGAGCTGCAGCAAGCTTTGAGGCAGGTGTAGATAGGTGGATGGTCAATGCCGACTTTGCTCCGCAAGGAAGCGGCGCTTCAGGAACAAGTAGCAATATACTCCAGGAAATTATTCCGGAGCCGCAAACAGCTGCTAATGCTGGCGACTTCTCAGGCAGAGGGCCACTGAATAGCGTAGAGCCTTTGGCGGGCAGACCTCGTGGATTAAAGGGAAGAGGAGGTGTTCTTGCCGGCGGCATATTGACGCTTGCAGGCTTAGCTCTTGTCGGCAATAGGAATGGTGGAATAAAACAGCCTGGGTCACAGTATAACTCGATTGAAGGAATGTCTCCTTCAGGAGATCCGCTTATCCATTCCTTTGGTTCAGGTAATGATAGCTTTGCTTCTCAGGCTATAACTAATTTAAAATACGGGACCGGATATGGTAGCAACACTCTTAGATCGTCCATGCTGGGTTATCGTGGAGACCGACTCAGGGACATTCTGTTAGGTAGATCTTCTTTTGACGATTATACAAATTCTTCTGAGAAGGGCACCCTTGTACATAGTATCATAGAGGCAGAGTATTTAAAAAGAGACATAGCCCAGTCTAGCGAGCATGTTGTACATAGCCCCGAGCTAGACGTAATGGGTCACATCGACTTGGTCTTGAACTCAGGAGTCCCTCTAGAGATAAAGTCTGTTGAAGATTTTGAAGCATTGGAAAACCTTAAGTCCCCCAAAGATGCGCACGTCTCACAGGCTAATTTCTATGCATATGCCCTGAAGCAGCCATACGCATTAATTGGGTATGCTGCGAGAAATGATCCTAAAGGTAAAATAAAATATTTTAAAGTAAATACTGATATAAAGCGTGTGAGAGATGATGTTGAAGCCGTAAGAAGAATGATGGCAGACTTACGACGTCAAGGTTATAACACACAAAACTATTCTGCATATCAAGCAATGAAGGACGCGCGCTCTAGATTCACCCAAAATAAATATCAGCAGAATGCTGCAGGCGCAGGTGCAGGGTTACCATCGGGGATGATCCCAGCGCCAGAAGACTATGGAGGGCATTCCGCTATAAAAGGACTAGGCGATTATGGTAAATGGATGAAGAAGCTAGGATGGAGGCAAGAGAACAAGACACATCTCACTAATACACAGCAGTTTAAAAGCAAATCTAGGATAAGAGATCAGGGAAAACACGCAGCGTTGCATAGCAATGATGCGTTAAAATATAACGCACGTATCAGTCACCCTAATGGGTCTAGGCAAATAGCATAGGAGGATAAAATGGGACTACCAGGGTTGATCCAAAAATATGGCGGCCAAAAAATGGGGAGCTTCTTAACGAATATAGCCGATGACATTAACCCGATTCGATTACATGCGGGAAACATGGCTCAAAAGGATCCAGATTTATATGGTCAGGCGAGAGGTGTAAAAGATCTAGTCAAACAAGGAATGAATCCTGACTCACCCAATGCGATGACCTTGTCTCAATACTTCAAAGGGAAGAAGATAGGTGCTAGGCTTTCAGAAGATCCAAAAACTCCGACAAGTTTTAGCGGATTCGTCGATGAAGAAGCTGATGCGATCAGAGCATCAACAAGAACAGTCGCAGCTGGAACAATCGCTGCATTCGGATTAGCACCTATGGTTCTAGGTGAAGATAATTTTGTTAGTAGAACTATAGGAGCAGGGGCTACTGCTGGTATGCATATGGGTATAACAGCAGCAGCACTAAGATCTGGTAAAGGCAGTACTGCAGCAATGTTTGGTGTAGGCTACGGTGGATTAGCTGCAGTAAACGCGATAAGGTCCGGCGATAATTTCGGCCCATTCTAGATAGGAAAATATTATGTCTCTTGGGGGATTATTTTTGGGGGGTATGTTTTCTTCAGTTGCTAGGGTGACGAGAAACGCAGCGGCTGGCGCGAGGCAATACAGTAGGGCAAGACATGCAGCAGGTAGGGTCCGTACTAACCTGAATGCTGAAAACGCAGCTTTAGGACCACTGTCATCGAGAAGAGGTAGGCGTGGAGTTCGAGGAGCGCTAGATAGCGTACGGAACTCTCAGGCTCGCGGCCATAGATCGCTAAATACTGCACATGATGATATAACAGCAGGGGTAGGTGGATTCGATAAAGGTACAAAGGCTGGAATGACCATGGGTCATCAGTTGACTAAGCTTGCTGCCATAGGTATTGGCGCGACTGCTGCTAATAAAAGTATATCATCATGGCAGGATGCATTTGGTGATAAGCAATCTGGCTTCACTAATTTTATGGCAGGCTTAACTAAATTTGGTATAACTGCTGCTGCGGGTGTTACAGGAGTAACTGCTATTGGCAGAACTGCGATATTGGCAAGCGGAAGATTCAGTAGTAAGACTGGTGGAGCCGCTGCAGTAAGCCGAATTAGAGATAGTATAAAAGGTGCAGCCTCGTCAGCGGACGATATGGCTCTGCTTGGCTCTGCATCTGGTTCTATAGGAAGATTAAGAAGGGTTAGGGCTGGAACGCGTAGAACATCTGCAGGTCGTCTAGCTCATCGTATGGGGGGACCCAATGCCTATCAGGGACTGCCAAGGCCAACAGTAGGAGGAATGGGTGATTTGAGGAGTAGAGTTCAATCTCATAATAGACTCCTAAGCTCAGCCCAGCCTCTAGGCCGCCAAGCCAGAGAGGCAGTTAGGCGCGAGACGAGGATAGGCAATAAAGCTGCAAGGGCTGAAACTAGATTAGCGAAGAATGAAGAAAAGATAAGGATGTCGCACTCAATGAAGACTGCCAAGAATTTTGGCGCCTTTAAAAGTATACTATGGCCAGTGGGGAAATTTCCATTCGTGGCAGCGGGTGCTATGGTCGGACGTGGGTCTGTCTGGGGAAAAATAGATCCTACGATGACATATATGGGTGGAGCTATGGCTGCAGGAACATTAAGTGGTTTAGGCGTTGGAACGGCCGTAGGTATAGGATCTATCAAAAGAGGAAATCTAAGAAGGACGCAAGAGGCGAGACCTCGGCCTCAAGAGAGAAGCTTCAGCAATATAAATTACAATGCAACACTCCATGCGCATAGAATGAATATGTAATATGCAATATAACCGACCAATAGATTCTCATGGATTCCAATTCATATCAACTGCATCTGACCATGAAAATATTGGTATAGGCAATTTAGTTGCCGACGTAACTCTGGCAATAACCATGGAGAGTCTTGGCGCCGGGCTCATAGGTAGACAAGGTATGGGCTCAGGGGGTAGGCCTCTGATGGGCATGATTCCTGGGATCTCGCCAGCAGGCTTTGAGAAGGGCGCCGGAAGATCTCTTCTAGAGTCAATAAATATAAGGGCAGGGACATGGAGGGGTACTCCTGGGTGGGGCCAGGGTGGTGGAGTACAAGGAGTTGTTACTGGATTTTCCCCGACCCATACTAATGTACAGCGTGTTTCATTAATACCAGGAGTCAGCGTCACTGGAAAGGGTGGTGAAAAGGCCTTACTTAACGCGTATAACGCAACTGCTGGTAGTCATAGGGGCCTTTGGGATACAATTGCCAGACCTAGAGATATAGCCAAAATGGGCTTTGGCTTGGGTCTTAAATCCTTATCCTCTGCATGGTTAATAAATGATCTCTTTGGTATGGGTTTTTCTGCTGCAAGTGGAGCGATACAAGGAATGTCTACATACTCTTATGACAGAAGGAACCAGGAGACGCCCGCGGAACATGACCTTGGTGACGGCTTCGCTCAGACAAGAGCGAGCTTCACACAAAGGCAAACTGCCATGGCCGCTATCCATAACTCACAAATGAACACCAGAGCAGCAATGGGTAACGAAGCGACGTTCATGCATGCCTGATAAAAAGAAGAATGAGATTAGGATTGAGGGCGAAAAGCCCATTAAAATAGGCATTGATTTTGGTGAAAAATATAGGCCAATGGATGACTATAAGGGATCCGACTATAAGCCTATGCTTGGTCGAGATTGTCATTTCTGCAGAAAGTGTATAGACTACTATCAAGATATGCATAGCAAGGGCTTTACTTCCGAACCATTTATACCTGCCTGTGACGGCGATTACCGACAGCTAGCTAAGAAGATGAAAAATCAAGGCTTATCTGACGAAGAGTTCGAGAACTATAAAATGCTACAAGATCCAGTTGCTTGGGCTAAGTTTGAATTTGACTGGGAGGCTAGATGGTATCAGAAAGAGGTCATGCGATGTTCATCTCAGTTTAAAGCCATTCGCGCAGGACGTCGTGTCGGCAAAACTGAAGCGATGAGTGTTCTTGCTCTTTGGAAATTGTTTACTAACGGCGGCCTTACTGATAGGCAGTTTGAAATACTTGTGCTTGCGCCATATCAGCCCCAAGTTGCAAAGATATTTGATACTATGCGTGATTTTATAGGCAGATCCTCTACACTAAATATGCCAGGCATGATTAAGAGGAATGTCCTCAACCCACAAATGATTGAATTCAGCTCAGGTGGAGTTATTCGAGGCTGGTCTTCTGGTGCACATTCGGGCGCAAAATCCGATAAGGTTCGTGGTCAGGACGCAGATTTTATTATCATGGACGAAGTTGATTATATCAATGACAGCGACATCGAAGTGATCATGGCGATAATGGCTTCTCACCCGACTTGCGAACTCATCGTCTCATCTACGCCTACTGGAATACGTAAAAAACTATATAACTGGTGTTGTGACAAGAGTCAAGGCTTTAAGGAGTTCTGGTTTATATCTGCGGAATCTCCTAGTTGGACTCCAAAAGTAGATCATATGTTTAAGCAGAACTACTCAAAGACTGGATACGAACGAGAGTTTCTTGCTGAGTTTGGTGACGAAGCTGAGGGTGTGTTTAGAAGCGAGGACGTTAACGCGTGCCTGGCTGACTACACTTATGAAGATTGCATCCCGCACGCAGAGTCTAAGTATGTTATAGGAGTAGACTGGGGTAAGACTACAGGTACGCACATAGTTGTTACTGAGGCCATGAACGTAGATGGTCGACTCATGTATAAAACAGTAGACAAACATATAATACGAACTCAGGAATTTCAACAGATAGAAGCTATTAAGAAAATAATGGAGCTTGACAAAGTATGGGGTAATCAAACTGCATACATCTATGTAGATGCTGGCTATGGACACGTCCAAGTTGAGATGATGTGGAAATATGACATGGATTATCCTAACGAACACACCAACTATAAAGAGCGTGTCAAGCCCATGACTATGAACTCTAATATAGAGATAACCGATCCAGTCAGCGGTATGCCTATCAAGAAACCAGTAAAACAGTTTATGGTAGATGCGTCATGTCGAACAATGGAGATGAAGCAGGTATTAATGCCTGTAGATGAAGATACGACCACAAGGATCGTACCTAGCGAGATACCCTTCGCCAACATAGGTATTGTCCAACAGATAAGAGCATTCAAGATAGTTAAGTATAGTCCAAGCGGCGTACCTACGTATTCTCAAGACTATGAGCACACTGTTACCGCATGGATGCTATGTATTATGGGTCATATTTTAGAGTTTAGTGATATAAAAAAGATAGAACACGTTATGGATATTGCTTATTCTATTGGTGTAGGTAGTGACCATGATAACGACTCACCATTTCCTGAGTTGAGTAATATCACTGAGCGTCAAATAGATTTAGAAGAGGCGAAGAAATTTAGTAAGAAAATGCAAAAAGATCTAAAGCCAGAGAAAAGGACAGATGAAGATAAAGAAACATTAGTAGGAGGAAACGACATAGGAGTGTATGTCGCTAGGAGACAGGCCACTAACAGATCTAGAGGAGATTCAGTTCAAGGTAGAACAAGATATCACGGTAACACTCCTAGGGGCAACCGGTTTGGTCGAGGTAACATCTGATGGGTATATTCTCTAAAAAACCAAAACCCTTTGAAAGAGAGCGGAGTCTTACTGAAGATCCTCCTAAGGGGTCGCCAGTAATTAATACGAATATAGAGGACGAAGCAGAAAAGGAAGTGCAGGAGATATTTAGTGATATAAAAGATAATATAATGTTATCTAATGAGTTGCTTAACTTATTAGATGAGAAGTGTAGGGCAACGCATGTCCCTGTAGATCCTATCGTGCAGGACGTAAGGGCCGCCGTAGCAAGAAAAGATCCATCGGAAGCGGATGGCGCAAGAATAAGTTTTCATTTATTTCTTACTGCAGTAAAAAAGTATGAGCAGGTTCAACTTAATTACACTCTAACTATTTCTGAATCGATGACAGGTAATCCTAGTTTAGACTCTACTACTACTAGGAGATTTAAATACAGGATTATTCATGGAATTTCCGATAATGATCTTTTAATGTTTGATTCAGTCTATTTATTGAATTATGCAATACATAAATTCCAAGATATATTTAATGTGCCAGAGATACTTAAAATATCTCCACCATCAGAACATCCAGAAGGAGCTGCGTATGGTGCAATGAAATTAGTCATTGCTATTGCTTTTGCCTCTGCGATAGATGTGCTAAACAAGGAGTTGATTCAGGCAATTCGTAATGTTGGTCGTGGTTCATCATCATCTTCTGTTTCTTCATCTGCCCCAGAAGAATTTACATTTAGTAGAATGGATGAGTTAGCCTTAGAGAAAATATCTCAAAATGATTATAAAATAATATTAGATTATGTGATTGGATATATCTATCCATCTTTAGATCCAAAGTATGATCTCTGGATAAACTATGTTGGTCTTAGGCAATCTAGAAATACATCGGTAGATATGTATAGGTATTATCCTACATATTCTCATGAAGCTAATATAAGACTGAATCTTGGAGACAAGTTACCTCGATCAGGCAATGAAGATTATGTATCAGACCATTTGAAGGATGAGTTTCTAGCAGCCTTTAAAAATAATTTTAAAAATATGTGTGCTACAACATCTCAATCCATGAGATTCAATTCTAATGAACAAAGAGCTCTTATAAACAACGTAGCACAAACTAGCGCCTATCGAGTTACTAAAGATCAGATATGCTGCTTATTCAGAATAATGGCTAAGCACGGTATCTCAGATAAAAAAACTATTAAGCTAATTAAGGTAGTTTTAAGAGCCGCGTCAAAAACGCTCTCTGTAAATTTATCCGCCAGGTACGCAAAGAAAACTGTTGCACAGCTATCTGGTGCAAATGCAGATTTTATGTATATAAAACATATAAAGCATAGGGTGATGGGCGTCATAGGAAGGATAAATGATTCTTGGTTTTCTAAAATGAATACACTTATAATGGAAAATCTTTATGTAAAATGCAAATTATTCCATGATATGTTTAAATCTATGTTAGATTTTGTCGAAGATATTGTTAGTGAAATAGGATCTAATGAGACAGATAGCGAAAAACAGCAGTCTATCATAGTATGGAGAAATATTGAGACCGTACAGACGAAATGGCAGCTAAGAGGACTAAGCCATATGGACATGATATTATCCTCTATATTAGAACAGTCTCTTGATGAATGCTATAATATGTCTGACGATGTTGTAGATAATATGATAGATGAGGTTGTAGGTGGGTTAAGTATACCGTCGAATCAGTATACAATTGATATTCCTGATGATTTACGAGAAAGGTACTTTTCTGACAATAAGCCGATAAGAGTTAGTCAAAGCTCCAGCCTCTTTGGCTTGAGCAATACTACGACTATTCCGGCTATTGATAAGTTTAATCAGCCAGAAACATCAGAAGAAGTGATAAGGAACATACTTAAGACTTGTAAAATGGAAATTAGCGACGAAGAGATTAAAAAGATGTTAAAGGAATCAGATGGGTCTTCTCGGTAGAATAGCGTCAGTGTTCTCTACTACTAAACCAGAGCAAGAGGATCTTAGGCTTGTCCGCAAGACTAAGCCTTCTAGCGTAGAGTCTACTGTTAAGGAATCTCCGCGACAAGCTGTATCTACGCTCTACTATAAAACGAGCCTAACAGCAAGAGGCTACCCCAGTCTAGGGGGAGACGGCAACTATATCACTCCAATGTACAACCTTGGGGAAATAGGCAAGACGCTAGATGTAGAATCGTTCTTTGCTGCTTCTGTTAGAAGGCACAGAGAGCTATCCATGAAAGAAGGATGGCATCTGCACGGTAAAGATAAAGAAGCTATAGCGTATGTAAAAAAACGATTTGAAGAGATAGAGCTTATAACTGGCGAACCTATCTCTGCTATTGTAAGAGAGCTTTTAACTAACTTGATTGCCTACGGCAATGCTATCCTTGTAATAAAGAGAGACCCTCTTAGGTCTAGTGGTTCTCCTATTAGGATGTTCGGTAAAACGATGCAGCCTATCTCTGGATTATATCCAGCAGATCCTACTAGTATGGCAGTAAAAAAGAATGACTTTGGCAGGCCAGTAGAGTGGAAACAAAAGATATGGGACTCTGAGAAAACTAGAAAGTTCAGGGCTTCCGACGTTGTACACTTCCATTTGGATAGAAAGTCTGGCTTTACCTTTGGTACACCATATATAGTGCCTGTTCTTGAAGACATCAGAGCTTTGAGAAGGCTAGAGGAACTAGCCGAGCTAGTAACCCACAAGCATACATTCCCTCTATTCCATGCCAAGGTAGGCTCAAAAGATAAGCCAGCTGGATATATAACATCTCCAGATGGACAGACACTCTCAGAGGTAGATGTTATTGGAGCACAAGTAGATGCATTGCCTCCAGAGGGCGGGCTAGTCACCTCTGAAAGAGTAGAGATAAACATGCTTGGCACAGAAGGCCAGGTATTAGATTTAGAACCCTATCTCTCTCACTTTGAAAGTAGAGTTCTTGGCGGCCTGAGGTTATCTGGAATAGACCTAGGCAGAGGCGATACTGCGAATAAGGCTACTGCGCAGACGGTTACAAAGAATTTAGTCGATGCATGTTCAGAAATACAGAATGTATTTTCTGAAATGTTCACCGCCAAGATAGTTGATATCATACTATTAGAGGGTGGATTTAACCTAGTCAGCGATGTACGGGTCTCTCTGAGATTCCCAGACATAGATAGAGAAGAGGCTAGAGCTCATCAGAACCATGGTATTCAGCTATTTATGCAGAATGCTATAACAGAGGATGAGCTAAGAACGGACTATCTCAATCGAGAACCGTATGCTGATGGAGATAGAAAGAATACTTTCCACGAGCTATATACTAAGCCATTAGCCGAGATTGGTGCAATGAACGAACAGGGCCCAGGCAGTTCACAAGGATCCGCCAACACCGTCACCAATAAAGCTCGCCCGACTAACCAGCATGGTACTGCCACTACTAAAAAATCAGTTGCTCAGAATAGTCTGATGATGAAAGAGCTATTCAATCAGTTCTCTTACTCATGGTCAGAAATGTGCGAGGATATCTGTGGCCTTAGCGCTAGAAACGGCAAGTACAATAAGGCCACTAGGTCTAATGATATAAAGAAAATATTAATATTAAAAACAGATGCAATGATGTCTGATGCAAAAAAGTACTTATTGCCTGAAATAGAGAGCGGAGCAAAGGAAGCACGCAAAGATATACATACCAATAAGCTAGTATCTAAGGACGATATCAGCCTATTTTTGTCTAAGCACATACGTATACCGTTGATAAAGCTCAATCGTAAGGCTATGATAATGTTGAAGATAGATTTAGATAATGAAGTAAAACTTGACTTAGACCCGGCTAAGGCGTCTAGCATCTTTGACGCATTAAAAGTTGAGTTAGATATGATGACAGTCCAAACCGCGGACTTTGCTTATAAGTACGGATACATGACTACGTTACAGAAGGCTGGTAGGAAGAATATCAGAATTATGTATAATAGCATTAGCGAAGATGGAACACTTGATCTAGAGAAAGAAGTGGTTATGCCGATTGCTTCGGTAAGCAAAAGAGATGTTTCTGGTCCACATATACGGTTAAATACCACATGTGTGATAGATGAAGATATAAATATCAACAAGGGAGATGAGTAATGAACAGAGAAGTTCGATTTACCGATCTCTTTGGTATGCCAGAAAGATCCGATATATATACTGACGCTAACAATATTTTAGAAGATTTATATTCTTCTATTAATGCCCCTAGCTTCAGGGTAACTATTAAAGCAACTCACTCCGGCTACTTACTCAATAATCGTGTTTATCCTGGTAGTGGAGTAAAAGCAGGTGCATCTTCTTGGGTCTCCAAAGACAATGGAGGCACAGCTGGTTATGACAAACCATTCCTGAAGCATCACGATTCTAAATCTGAACCGATAGGTAGAATAGATTCGCAAAAATTTGTACAGCTATGGGAAGATGATCGATTTAAGAACGATTGGAAGAATCCAGATCATGGTACAAATCCGGGATCTGGATATATCGTTATAAGTGGAACTGTTTCTGATAAAGATGCACAACAAAAGATACTAGACGGACGATATAAAACTGTTTCTACTGGACAAAGCAGCAACAAGGCATATTGCTCCATATGTGGCCATGATTGGCTAAGTGATACTGACGAAGAAGAAGTCTGTAATCACAGACCAGGAAGAGTCTACGACCTAGAAGGAGTAAAATATAGAGCTTATCTTGTTACAGGTAAGATGAAATATATGGAATGCTCATTTGTGAACCACCCCGCCAATGAACTCGCAGGAATATTAAGCGCAGATTTTGATAGCGCTATAGTTCCAGAATCAAAAGAACAAACAGTAGAAGTTGTTACCGCAGATACTCTTGGTGGAGTCTGCTCAATAGTGCTAGCGGACTCAGAAGGCAGGGTGACAGAATTGATTAGATCTCCAGACGATAAAGATGAAATTCCTTATGGGCAAGATAACGCAAAGCGTGCTGTAAGGGTTGCTGTTCCTGAAGGATTCGATATGGATAAAGATGGGTCACGCAGCAAAAAATTAGATTGGCCTAAGTCTCTTGGTCTAGGCGACACAAACGCCAACTACAATATAGAGGAGATGGCTGCCAGCATTAAAAATATGCTAAAACATGAAGTAATTAAGGAGCTGGCCGGCAGTTCATTAACAAGTAATTCAAAAATCAATACCGATAAACAATCAGGAGAATTAAATGATCCTGAAGGTGGGAAGGATGCTCAAAATATTATGAGTACCAAGAAAGAGAACGAGATTAAAGATACCGATGTTGCGAAAAATACGGATGATACGGATAAGCCTCTAGATAGGACAGTTGTTGTCTTGGAAAAGGCTTTAGAAGATAGTCAGTCTAGAACTGCAGAACTTGAAGCAGAACTAGCGAAGGCAAAGCAGTTGTACGACACTAAGATAAGTGAGTACAATTGCTTAATGGATGAGAATGCTGCCATTACTGAGGAATTCAAAAAGCAGCTCGCCTCTCAACTGGTCACTATGCAAATGCAACTCCATAAGCCGCAGGTGAAATCGGTAGCCGATCACCAAAGCTTCGGAGAGGCAGTGACTCATGTTGCAGCGAGAAGTGTTGAAAGCCTTAGAGATAGCATTGAGGATCTAGTGCCTGAGCTAGCAAGTAGTTTCAAGTCTAATGGATTACCATCTTTCATAAAAGATAGGGTTGAGGAGAAACCTCCTGTGGCCAAATCTGTGAAAGAGGAAAATGTATCGACTATCAAGAAAACAGACATTGATCCAATGGATCAAATTTAGAAGAGGTAATTAAATGGCTATTCGAACTGGAAGAGGCTATGGGAAAATTCATCACCCATACCAAGAACTTTACGAAGGTGTACGTCCTTCGATTCAAGGCCTCAGGGCTGCGAACTTTCTCCCTGTCGCGATGTTAGACAAGTTGCATGATGATGACCCCATCGTCCTGCTTCCTGGAACATTCGTTGGTAGGTTAAATGAGACTAATGGTCTTAGCGCAACCGATTCATTCTCGGATGCAGAAGAAGCTGCTAGGGCTGTTGTTCCTGCCTTTTATGGCACATACAAGGTAACATACGGAACACATGATAGTGATTTTGGCACTCCAGACATAGATGCTAATGGTGCCAATATTGTCGCAGCTACCGAGGGTGCGAGCACGGAAGTTGTAGGACCTGTTAGACCTTTAGGCGTTTTAACCGCTCCGGTTTATTCTAACGCGCTCAAGACTAAGTACACGAATTACAGTCGTGATTTGATGCCTTCTGTATTAATGGGTAATTACTCTGTTGTTATTCCTGCAATGACTGCTGGAGAACATGCCATTGAGCCAGGGGACCTTGTCAGGGTGGGCGGAGCTAACGCTCTTGGAGAGAACTGGACTCCTCTATCCCCCAACACGGGTGTAGCTTCACCAGGCCGGCTAATCGCCTACGATGGTGCTGTAGCTACTGCTAGCTATGTCGTTGGTCGGTGTATTGACAAGTACGTTGTTGGTAGTATCGCTGGTGCTGACAATACCAAAGTAAGCACATTACTCGCTGCTGGTGGAACTATAAGTAGTCAGAATACAGATCATCAGTTTAACACCCTTAAGAAGGTGCAGACTGTGCCTGGTTTAGGTTTGAGTGGTTCTGGTACTCAGGGAATTCCTGCAATGTTTGAGCATGCTACAATTGATAGCGCTGATAATTTCTATGCTCTTGTAATCAAAGTGGATCTTTAAGGAGAAAAAATGAGTCAAGATAGGTTAATTGGCGTTGACGAAGATGCTATTGAGCAGAACTTCGATGAGGGGCAAAAGAATACGATTCTTCGCCTTGTTGAAGATACTGAGAATGGTATCACCAACGCCGTAGACGGTGCTTTAGCTGAAAAGCTAGAAGAAGAAGGGTTGGATAGTCAGGCTATTAAAGCGCTCAAGCGTTTTACTGACGAACAACCAAAGAAACGCGAATTCGATGATAAGTTTGACCGAATGCATAGCATTTGGAAAAACAATGGTGTGCTGCCTGGCTCACCTTCTCATCGGTTTAGTTTAGATGACTTGATCCAGGCTGACCAGAAGCGTAAGTCTTCCTTTGAGGCTGGCAAAATCAAGAAGGATGAGTTTTACGATACGCAGTTTGCGTTTGAGCAGCCAATGCTCATACCAAAAGTTGTTTCTCAGATTGTTAGGGATGCGATTGAACCAACAATTGCTCTTACTCCCCTGCTTCAGAGGATTAACTTTCAGGTTGGAACTAGTTTAACCTTCCCGGCTATGGGCGCATTCGCTGCTGCTGATATCCCAGAGGGTGGGGAATACCCAGAACAGACGATGGAATTCGCAGGTCAAGTGACTGCGACCATCGGAAAGTCGGGTGTTGCCGTCAAGTTCACTGATGAGATGCTTAGGTACTCCTTGTTTGATGTAATGAGTATGCATCTGCGTGCAGCAGGTCGTGCCCTGATTCGTCATAAGGAGCAAAAAGTTGCCAACATGATTACTACTGCTGGAACCACATATATAGATAATACGGCTAGCTCTGGTGCTTTAATGAGTACAGGCCGTGGTATCGATGGTGTTAGGAATGGTACGATTACCATCGAAGACATCTTCCGTATGTACGCCAGCATGGTCGATGATGGTTATGTGCCAAACGCAATCATCATGCATCCATTTGGATGGCTTACCTTCGCACTTAACCCCCAGTTGCGTGCATTTGGATTTGCCAACAACGGCGAAATGTTCCAAAACTATGCTGGTAGCCCCGGTTCAGGTGGAGAATTCCGTGTTGGAGGATTAAATCAGGAAACTAAGTTGACTGATCCTTCTGCTATTGCTACTACTTCGTCAAGGCTTCCGGCAGGATTCCCTGCTTCACTCAACATCATTGTTAGCCCTTTTGTCCCCTACGACGCTACTAACAATAAGACTGAGTTCTGGATGGTCGACACTAATGAGCTCGGCGTTCTCGTAGTAGACGAAGATGTTGTGACTGAGGAGTTTGATGATCCGGCACGTGATATTCGCAAGATCAAATTGCGCGAACGTTATGCTGTCGAAAACATCAATAATGGTCAAGCCATTAGGACTGCTAAAGGCATAGTCATTGATAAGTCGATAGATCCTGAATCGACTCCAGTGCTTCAATTTGGTACTGGTGCCGTGACTACTGCCCTCTACACTGGTGGTGCTTACAGTCCTAGCTAGGATTGTTTGTTAAGTTGAGCTGATTAGCCCGGGGGCTTCCTCGCCCCCGGGCCTAGATTTAAGTAGGTAAAATGGCAATAAAGATTTCAGATGAGGCAGAGTCTCCGACAGGATTGAAGCCAATTAAAACTAATACCTATGTCTCATTAAATATGAAGACCAGGCAGTTTTATGCGGTTGACAATTTTGTTTTAACTGCAGACAGTCCTACTGCTAAAGTCACTGCAGAGGTCTCCAAGGCAGATAGAGAGATAATTCAAAAGTCCATAGATATGGGATTCTTGGTTCAGTCTAAAATTCACATTCCGTTTGTAGACAAGCCAGTAGACCTTATTGATGATCTCAAGGAGAAGATAAAATCTTCTAAGAACATCAAAGAGCTGCATCCTCATATAGTTCCAGTCGTTTCTGGCAAAATAGCCAAAGACTATGGTGCAAGAGTGGTGCTAGATGAACTACTTGAGTACGAAAAAAACAGCCAGGCTAGAGCGAGATTCATAGAATACTTCGAATACGCATTGAATAATATACCTGGCCCTGGAAAAATAATAGATTCAATCGTTGGTAAAAGAACGATAGATGTTGGGCATAAGACAGTAGATGTAGGAATGCGTGTTGGAGCCGAAACATCACCAAAAAATAAAGATCTAATTTAGGGGTATGTTGTGGCAGCACCAGTCTTTTCCGCGTCTACCCCTGCAGATGGTGCTACCAACGTATACCTCAATCAAAAATTAGAGGTAACTTTTAATACTAGCTTAGATGCTACTTCAGTGTCCGGGGCTACAGTGGTACTTAGATCTGTGGCTCTGGATACTGTTGTTGATGCTACTCTTAGTGTTTCCGGCACTAAAATAACAATAGTTCCATATACCTTACTTATATCTAACTCCATATATAGGCTGACTTTAATAGGAAGCGACCTGGCTCTTTCTACTGGGGCTATAAAATCCGACACTAGCCATAGTCTAGTCACGACTAGCGTCCTTTCCTTTCAAACAGGAAGCCAGTTAGATACAACCTCTGTTGCTAGAACCGCAGAGGAGATTACACTTGGTGGAGACCTTAATCTTCCAGGAGATGTTAACTTAACTTCGACTTCTCTCACATTGGCGTCTAGTCTTCCTACCAATCATGCCTTCGGCGTCGACATCACTACGGACACGATAAAGCTGACTTTTTCAGCTGCGATTGATGCGACTACTGTAACTAATGATAGTGTACAGGTAGTACAGTACGCATTCCTGGATGAAGAACACCTGTTGGCAACAGGCAGTGTCTTCTATGCTAATAATACCGGTGGCAATTATTCAGATCTATCGATAGGGACTCTAGGCACAGCAGGTAAGGTAATAACTATTACACCAGATGCTGCTAGAGACTGGCCTAATAATATGACAGTAGAGGTGCATATTGCTGCAGCCGTAGCAGATACGGGTGGCAATACCCTAGGATCTGCGCAAAAGATTACGTTCCATACTGAGCCCTATCCTAATCTAGTCGGAGTCAGAGTAGTTAAGAATGAACTGGGAACGATGATTCCTAATACATACTTAGATGATTATATCGGACTTAGAGCATGGGCTAACACTATAGATGTATATGAGAGTTTGGGCGCAAATATAAATATAACTAAATTTTCTAAGAATAGATCATTTCGTGAATATGTAAAGTGCAAGACTGCAATGGATATACTTCATGATGTGAGAGGAACTAAGGATCTAGCCGCTGGAACCAGTAAAGAACTAGGTGACTTTAGAATATCATATTTCCCTGCTGGTGCAGATATAGCTACTCAAAAAGAGCGAGCACTACAGGTAAGAATGAATACCGCTATGGCGGCCCTGGTCGGCTATATGAACAGGCCAAGATCGGCTACTAGAGATGTAGGGTCGGTAGTCAAACGTGGATCTAGACAGGTCAGGGGACCCTTCCTGTTTAATCCACAAAGGAATCTCTATGTATCTGACCCAATACCGGCAGCGAATACCGCCAGAGAAAGAAACAGCTTAATACCCGGTATTATAGATACGGAGTAGGAGCGTGGCTAATAATGGAGAATCAGGGGCCAGAGCTTTCGGTAGCCTGGCTGCCGTAATAGCTTTAATCGGAGGTATGTGGGGGCTGCTTAACCAGCAGGAGTTAAGTCTACAGAGACAGATTGCTCCAATAAGGATTAACCAGGAAATTATGTTAAATGATTTACAAAAACTTGAAGAAAGACTTCAAAATCATGTAAATGATGGACATCCTGAGGCCTTGGAGTTGTTGCTAAAGGGTGATATAAAGAATATACAAAAAGAGATAGATAACATGAGAGTTTCGCTCAATGAATTAGGCAGAAAGTTGTCTTCTCTGGAAGTAAGAAAGTCTCAGTAATGATGTTTCTATCTATACTAGGATTAAGTATAATCTGCTTAATAGGGTGCAATAATCCTAGAGTGATAATGAACCATTGGGTACATTGGATTTATCCACAGTACGAGCCTTACGAGGAGGAAGAATGAAAATAGTTAGTATCTCTTTGTTATGTTTAGCAATATCCGGTTGTGCAATTTTTGGCCAGCCAGCATCGGAACTTGAAACAGATGCGTTTGTTAGGCCGCTAGATATCGTTGGCGAGGGAACAGACGCTGTAGTAGTCGAAACCGGAGAACTGGCAAGTGCTGAAAAAATAGCCCCACTGGCTGCACCATTTCTCGCTCAGTGGGGTACTCTAGTTGTTGGGGTGGTAGGCATTTTAGCAGGCTGGTATACTAGAAAAAGAAAAGAAGAGCTCGAGATCTCTTTGAAGGGGACTAATCTATGAAATTTTTAACTTCGTTGCTTCCGTTTAGTGGAGCAGAATCTAAGAAATCGCAGGCCTTTGTATTGGCCGCGATCCTTATCGTAACAGGCAAGCTTTTTGGTTTATCGGAAGAAGCTATGAAAGATACATTGTATCTTACAATTGCTTACCTCGGAGGCCAAGGCTTAGCAGACTTCGGCAAAGAAGCAAAAAAGGAGTCTAAGTAATGGCAACTACTGGAGCAAAAACTGCTGAATTTGAAAGAATACTTCTAAATTATTTGTTTGATGATGGTGCTGCGCCGATGGCTGGCACAGAGAATACTGATCTTTACATTGGGCTAGTTACAGGCGATCCTGCTGTAAATGATAACGCGGCATCAGCCTGGCATAGCACCCATGAAGTTGCTGCCTCGGCTGGTTATAGTAGAGTACGACTTACTGCTGCTTCTATGAATGCTGCGTCCACTGCGGCCGGCGATCCCTTTGCAACAACTATTGATAACGTCAATGAGATTAATTTTGGCACGTCTACTGTTGCATCATGGGGTGATGTAACTGGATTTATCATTGCTACCAGTAGTGTAATAGCTGAAACTGGTACATACTACTATGGTATTTTTGATACTCCAAAGAGCGTGGCAGATGGAGATTCAGTTAGGATAACGGCTGGTAACCTATCAATAGAAGAGCGTTAATAACTAGTTTAGGTTAATCGTGGCAATAATGACCTTTGTGGCGGATCCTACTGGGTCGAATGATCCAGTAACTGATCCGCCGCTTTCTTTACCAGCGTCGGTGGTTACTTCGGTGCTTGATGGTATGTCCATTAGCAGTATCAGAGTATCCAGAGTTGGGGGTACAGACTCCACGATAATGATACAGAAGAATAAGGTAGATATGTACGCCACCGCGATAGACATAACTACTTCAGTAGTAGACCATTCTGTTGATCTGGATTTTGCTACTGGGGGAATTATGGATATAGTCATAAGTAGTTCTGATCAGGCGGGAATAATAGATATAGAATTAACCTACTGATGGCTATTATAGCCCATGTCCAGTCTGGTTCTACTTCAGGCAGCGGGACTACTTCTATAACAGCAACCCTGGCCTCCTCTCCTACTAAAGGTAACTTACTAGTCCTGGGGCTCATGGGTAGACTAGGTTCTAGCGAGGATCCATCAAGTACATCTAACGGATCGTGGACAGAGATAGCAACTGTATCGAACGGATCAGATGCTAGATCTGTGCTGTGGTATAAAGTTGCCGATGGTACTGAATCTACATCATTCACGGTTACTTTTGGTGACAGACAACAATATAATGTATTTGTGTCGGAATTTTCTGGGACTAGATCTAGGTTAGTTGCGGATAAGGCTAGTTCAAGTAGCAGTAGCAGCTCGGGTGAGACAATTACTTTTCCATCTATCTCTCCTGAGCTTTCTGGAAGACTAATAGTATTAGCCGCCTGTCATACTAATGACCCTGACTGGACTACCCCAAGTGGGTATACTCAGTTGACTACAGTAGGAAATGCATGTTCCCTGTGGGCTGGGTATAAGATCACTTCCGGCAAAGGGTCGCATAGTGGTTCAGGATCAGTGGATAGAGATGATGAAGAATGGTCTTCTATCACGGCATCCTTTTTTGATTGGCAAGGCACAAGATGTAGAGTTAGGAGAATGGGATGAATCCTATTCAGAGAAAATATGGTGAAGCTACCACGGTATACTTTCCTATATATACCGCAGCAGGAGATGAGTTATATGGAGTATCAACCATTCCGACTGGGGATATAAGTATCTCAATGGATGGAGATACTGAAGACGCGTCTAATGCAGGTGGTCTAACCGTAGTTAAATGGAGCAATAGCCTAATTGGAATGTACAAGATGGCATTGCCTGCTACTGAAATGACGGGATCTCATATAGCGATAAGAATAGAAGACAAGACCAGCCCAAAAGTATACTTAGATACTGTTGTATCAATAGAAACCTATGGCCACGCCAACGCCCAACACCAGATGGATATGGACTTCCCAACTCTTGCAAAGAGTTTTACTACGACTGCTGCAGGGACTTTAACTACTCTTGTTTGTAGTGATCTAGGTTCTACGAATAGTACATGGGTCGATAGAACAGTCCTATTCCATGGCGGAAATCTAGATGGAAGAATTGCTTTCATAGAAGCCTACGATACAGGAGTGGCAAATACGTTAACAATAAGCCAGATACATACTGCTTCTCTTAGCGGGCAAGCATTCTACATATTATAGGAGAGCACTATGGCCAGAAGAGTATTAACCTCTATCTCTGTCATGGGAACTCCTAACTCTCATATAGGTATGCCCAGAAATAATGGTGCATATCTGTCTTCTGAAGTACCTGTGAGTAGTGAGAGTATCGTTTTATCTAGTGGGATAACCCTTCCTTTTACTGGATATTTTTCGCCGCAACCTGTCTCTTACTTTGAGGATACGTTTTATAGAATATTTAATTCTGATAGCGGCATAGACAGCTCATTAGATATCGATGGATATGTCGAGTGGACAGCCAGTGTTGCTCCCACTGGACAGGATCTAGAGGATGATGATTCTGTTACTGGAGCTGTATGGTCCAGTGCCTATATTCAGGGTAATCAAGAGGATGTGATTCAGGAGGGTTTGGACGGGGGAATAACTATATTTGATATAAAAGATACGATTCTGCAGTCGCAGGGTGCAACTATGACTAGACTAAGATTAATTGTTACTAAAGAATCTACTATCACTAGTTCAGTACAGATCACATGTGAATTCTGGGCTAGTGCTAATAGCGTAGCATCGGTATCTAATCCTTATAGCAATGGCTCCGCTATTAATATAAGAAAAAATGCTAGAAGAAAAGATACCAAGACTGACAGGAAGATATAATGCCTACAGGCTCATATGATCCATATCATCTCGGAGACACGGGGCATACTACCGCAACTCGGGGTGCAGGTGCGTATCTTGGCTGGTGGCTAGAGAGTCACCAGGCTCATGGGCTATTCCCTCAAACGCAGTCAGAGTTAGACGGTATGTGGGCTAGCAAAATCGGTGTTACATGTATAGAAACATTTTTTTATATTTCACGTTTTGATAATTCAGGTACGAATTACCAGTTTGCTGTAGATATAAGGCAACAGTCGAATTCTAAAATCTGCGGATATCAGTTACGGCTAAGAAATAACAACGCACTAAGGATAAGATTTGGATATGTTCGGGGAAATACTGGCACTAACGGCTGGTCCGGTAATGTAGCCCTGGAGACAGCCGACGTAAATAACTGGATGAGTCCAGATGAGTGGTATCACTCTGTTCTTAGGTACAACAGTACAGATAGTCAGTGGGAATGGCTAGTCGGCAGATTGGGTAAAAATTCTGATGGAACTGATGCAGGTGGAACAGTAGATAGTCTTAATGGTACTTTTTGGGGTCCACAGGAGGGTGATACTACTCATACGCCTGGTAAGTATTTTAGAATGATCAGGGGTGAAACTGATCCAGCGAATGGGCCAATCTTGGTATTTATACACAGACAGCTAGATAATAATGATAATTCTATGTTAGGTACTTCAGGTCTTGCTGGATTCTTCGGTACGCAACAGAATAATAGCCCTTCTAGCAAACTAAATAGGAGTTGGCCTGGCGGACACTGCGAGCATAGATTTTGGAAGTCAGATATGGCTTCTGTTATAAACTACGGAAAGTTAGAGAGTCTTAAGACTGTACCTGTCGATGGAGATCAACATGCTGACTTAGTTCATTGTTTCAGATTGAATGAGACTGGCGCCAGTCTCTCAGTAGCCGACTACGAAGATGTAGGAGTGCTTAATGGAACCTTTGAATCCGCTGTTTCTAATATAAGTAGTACCTCTCCTGATTCAGGTTATCCATATGATATAGTAGGCCAGGGTCCTTCAGGCCCAACAGATCATAAAGTCAGTGCGACTATAGCCGGCCAATCAACTATATATGATTTCTACGGTAGACCATTTGGTGTGGATGGTGATGGGAATACTGTGTATAGAGAAAAGTTATTTATTGCTGAGAGAAGTATAAATTCGCAGTTAGATGTGAATGGAGACCTTGATCAACTTCAGGCTGATGGTTTAAGAATAGCAGTAACAGACTATTATAACGGTAAAACTTATCTTTTACCCGGATTAGCAACTATAAATGAGGACACTGAGGATGGCTCAGACTTCTATCTCTCATTGAGTGGAACTTTTATATGTAACTCAGGTCAAGATGTAGTTTTCTCGAATTACTATCTAGTTGAAAATGATCCGTTATATGAGGTAGACCCGGCTAATAATTTACCTAGTGTGAGTTACTACCTATCTACTAATCAGGGACCAAGCCACTATGTCGGATCTGAGACTGGGAATATTTTTGTTGGAGTTACTCTAGACTAAAAGGGGAGTTAAGTGGCCAGCGAGATAGGTACAGTACTAGCCACCGGGGCCGTGCTCGGTTCAATGACTACTATATCTCCGCAAGGTGTTGGCCCAGGTTCTACAGCTACTCAAGCCACTTTTATATATACTGGCTCAGATGATTTTATCCTATTTACACATATACAAGACGAAGGGGAAAGATTACGTCCTGGTGATGGTAATCATAGGCTTCAATGGCGTAACGCTGATGGTGGCACTTACGCAACAGTCGATGCAACTGCTGGCGATGAAATACATCTAGTTAATGTAGATGCACTTACAAACGCAGGCACAGTTAGTGATGGCAATAGGGCTACTACAGCAGCTGGAGGTGGTGGCACTTATGTAGCAGGGCTTAGACAATTTGATACTGAGGGAACTCAAGATGTAGCTGCAGAGATCAGAAATACTCATTCCGAGGGTGCTTGGTCTATAGGCATAGACCAAGCGGTAGAGGGTAGAACTTATCAATTCAGAGTTACTGCAGAAGGTAAGAATGGCAATTGGAACGTAGGCCCATTAGCTATACAATTCCAGATGGCAGCCTCTGCTCCTGCTGGTGTCAACCATCTTGCTACAGGCACTATCATTGGTGTAGCTGACAGCCAGGGAGTCATTAGTGTTCTTACAGATGTAAGAGGATCGGTAGTTTCCGATAGTGTTATATCCAGTAATGCTGGAGTAGTTACAGATGTAATAGGGGCGATTCAGTCAGATGCGGTTGCCTCCAGCGATGTTCAGGTTGCCAGACAGCTAGCTGCTTCCATAGTCACTGAAGGTATTGCTGCAAGCAATATATCTGTTGTTACAGATCTAAGAGCTTCAATTTCTCTGCCGGCGGTTACAGAAAGCAGCATCTCGGTTATCACCGATCTCGCTGCTTCAATCTCTGCTACAGGTGTTACCACTAGTAGCCTTAGCGTGGTTACCGATCTTGTCGCAACCACGACCTCCACGAGCGTTACGACCAGCACCCTCAGTGTGGTTACCGACCTTGTTGCAACCACTACCTCTACTAGCGTCACCACCAGCGCACTCAGTGTGGTCACTGACCTCGTTGCAACCACAACTTCCACCAGCGTTACCACTAGCGCACTCAGCGTGGTTACCGATCTCAGAGGCTCGATAGTCACTGAGGGAACCACAGTGAGTGCCACACTGGTAGACACAACTCTTGTTGCAACCACAACTTCTACCTCTGTCACCACCAGTGCGCTCAGCGTAGTCACCGACCTTCGAGGCTCCATCGTAACTGAGGGAACCACGGTAAGTGCCACACTGGTAGTCACTGATCTTATTGCGTCTATTAGTTCTACCTCTGTTGCTGAAAGTAGTATTAGTGTTGTTACTGATCTTGCAGCTGAGCTTATCAGTAGGACAATAATTTCATCTAACTTCACTAAAGCTATGGACAGGCAACTTACTGGATCTACTATCGGATCTGTGAGTATATCTTCTGCGATAGAAGTTATAACATATGTTGCTGCAACGACAACTTCTACTAGCGTTACCACCAGTGCACTCAGCGTGGTCACCGATCTTAGAGGCTCTATAATTACAGAGGGAACCACAGTAAGCGCCACATTGGTGGACACGGCCCTCACTGCAACCGTAACCTCTACCTCTGTTACCACTAGCGCACTCAGTGTGGTCACTGACCCCGTTGCGACCACAACCTCCACCTCTGTTACCACCAGCGCACTCAGCGTGGTTACCGACCTCAGAGGCTCCATAATCACAGAGGGCACCACAGTGAGTGCCACACTGGTAGACACAACTCTTGTCGCAGCTGTTAGTTCTACCAGCGTTACCGCTAGTGCACTCAGCGTGGTCACAGCTCTTACTGCAACTACAACCTCTACCGCTGTTACTACCAGTGCCCTTAGTGTAGTTACCGACCTGGCTGCCACTGCTTCTGGAGAAGCTACTGCTACTGGCAGCGCTGTTGCCTCCTACTCTTCTGTTGGAGTATCTGTAGGTACAGCTGTTGCTACATCCATGCTAACTATGGATTACAGCTGTGTAGCTGAGTCTGTAGGAATATGTAATATTTCAGCAGCACTAACAGAATCAGGAGTAGCAGAGTTTTCTGGATCCGCCATAGGAACTACAGTTACTCAGCTGGCTACAGTCGTAGATTATGTTGTAGTTGCTGATATTACAGGACTGACAGTTGCTACTTCTGCTGTAACAGCAGATGCTTTCGTCGTTGCCAGTACTATCGGATCTTCTAGTTCTAGCAGTAGTATAAGCGTGGTTACCGACCTCAGAGGTTCGATAATCACAGAGGGAACCACAGTAAGCGCCACATTAGTGGACACAACTCTTGTCGCATCTGTTAGCTCTACTAGCGTTACCACCAGCGCTCTCAGTGTGGTCACCGACCTGAGGGGCTCCATAGTCACAGAGGGAACTGCGATAAGTGCCACACTCGTGGATACGGCTCTCACTGCGACTGTTACTTCGACTAGCGTTGTTACAGGTGTGCTCAACCTCGTCGCTGACTTGAGTGCATCTTCTTCAGGTTTGGCAGTAGTTTCAGCAGCATTACCTACTTCTGAAAGTGTAGGGTCTATCAGAGGTACTGCAGTATCTGTTGGTAGCGTTAGCGTTACATACGCTATTGCTGCTTCAATAGTAAGTGTAGCTGTTTCTACTAGTTCTACTAGCGTAGCGACTTATGTTTCCGGATCTATCTCGAGTGAGTCAGTAGCTACTTCAGAACAGCAGCTAGGTGTAGGATTAGAATTAGCTGTATCAAGTGAGACTGTAGTCGAGGCCGACACACTCCTGGTTCACGGTGTATCTGCAGCTGCAACGGGAAGTGCAATTAGCACTGCTACTATTTCTACTGTATCAAGTGTTTCCGGAACTGCTGTTGGAGAATGTACTGTTTCTTCAAGCATGTCTATAGCAGGAGACAAGGTTCTATCTGCAGAGACTGTAGGCTCTAGTGTAACTTCGGCTTCTCTATCGCTCAGTAGTGATCTATCTGGACAGATTTCTGGGGAAACTATAACCATAGCTGGGGCAGAGAAAGTTATACTCTTATCTGGATCGGTTTCTTCGGAAGGAGTTACTTCTGCCAGACTGATAGTTCCCATTGTTGGCAATGTAGTGTCTAGTGCGCTATCCAGCGCAGCAATCTCTCTGGACTTTACTGAAAGCGCTCGTATCTTCCTGGATTCTGTTATCAGTTCAAGTCTGGATGTAACGGTTAGGCTGGTTCCTGCACTAAAAGACAGCGTATCCCAAGGTGTTATATCCGACAAAGATCCCAGAATATCGGCAACCGACACACAGATATCTAGACCAGCATCTGATAAAATAAGTGGTACGCATGCTAGCGATAATCTATGGGGAGATGGATAATCATGACTCAAATGAGATTAGAGTTTGAGAAGTTTGTAAAAGAGAATGGGTACTGGATCGCGCTTAGAAAAGTGCTGCTTAGTCCTAGCTCTCCCAACGTAGATAGTCCCACTGGTGAAGGCTTGACTGCTGCACCAGATACGACCACGTCTGGACATACATATACAGATCACATTACTAAGGCCAGGAAGAGTCCTGTAGGAATGTCAGGTGGATCTGATGAGCTAGGAACTCCAATAGGATTAATAACTGTACCCAAGTATATCTTTTATCTTAGGTATAGTATGAATCCGAGGGAGCTAGATTGGATAGTGGAACTAGCTATAGACGAAGCTACATTAGAGCCGATAAAGCCCTTCAAGATAACTAAGTACTACGACATACAGGATGTGAGCGAGCAGCGTGGAATTAATGGTAAAATAATATACTACAGGTGTTTATGTGAAGAGAGTGTGTGGAATGTCAATTAGAAATGATAAGTCCGGCGATCCTATCCTTGAGGATTTTGACGAACTAACACTACAGTATTTTAATACTTCCCCTATAGCAAGAAATATAATACTTGGTATTACTGAGAAAGAAGATTTCCTTAGACCGCCTAGGTCTATGGCTGACAGATCTGCAAATGTGCAAGATATATATGATATGATAGATAAATTGCTGCCTAAATATCAAATGTATTTTACTGTTTCTAAGAAAAATCCATTTTTAATTGTATTCCCATTCATGATAGTAGAGCCTAAATTTGGGGATAAGATACGAAATATAAATACATCAGAAATATACACAGTTAAATATGTACCCAAAACGCCAGACAATAGGTTCTATGGAGCAGTCCTTCTCGAGACAGGGATTACTGGGCCAATAGATGGTAATAGGCTAGAGTTTATTAATCCAGATGGAATAGGAGCAGAATCTGCTAAACTTGTAAGATTCCTGCATGCTTACCCAGATACGCCTGGCACAGACATGTCAGATAGCTCGGGAGACATAGGGGTCTCTCAGGCTGAGCCGTTTACTCCAACGATATCGGTAGAGCTCATGCGGCAAGAGCCCGGGACTGTAGGCAAGAGACCGTTTGACATGATGAAAGAAATCAAGCCTAGGATTAGAGAAATCTATAAGCATCCCGACGACCCACAAAACTACTCGATCCAGGTACGTGGACAATGGTACGATAATATATTAAGATTTACTTGTTACAGTAGCACTCATTTTGGTGCCGAAAAGTTAATAAGTTGGTTTAACAGTTTCTTGTATAAGTATGCTTGGGTCTTAAAAAAGAATGGTGTCCAAGAGTTACTATATTGGCAGAGGCGAGCAGATCAAAAGATTAAGGTGTGGCGAGACGACATAGTAGGATACACCGTAGAGTGGTACTTCAGAACCGAAGAACATACAGTAGAAGTCATTCATAATGTAACTTCTATAAATTTGTCGAGTAGAACAGCTTGGAGCGACAGTGCAGTTAGCCCGCCCACTGGCCAAAGTCCCCTATCCGCAGGTGCGGTAATGGGGCCATTCGGAGATAGGTTCGCAACAATTTTTGATGCATTTCATGACACAAGTGGAAATTACTTGTATGGAGACTACAGCGCAGTAGACCAGAGATTCACAGATTCAGGTTAATGGAGGTAAGAAAAAATGGTAAGTGGAATTACTAATAGTGACAGTCTACCAACTGTCAACGTTACTATCAATGATTTTGGACTCAGGATTGCCCCGCCTAGTCCTGGACCCAAGTTAACTATCATTGGTGGTTTTAAAGATACTGGCGGATTAATCCCAATGAACGAGCCATTGCTGATAGATAATATCGGTGTGGCTATGCGTAGTTTGAGGAATTCAGATGGTTCACCATCTGAACTCACTCTTGCGATAGAAGAGGCAATGGGTGCGGGCACCAATAGCATTGAAGTAGTAGTAACCGACACCAGTACTGCCACACCATTCAGTGGGGCTGTTAGCGGCACTTACGCCACAGATCTATATAATGCGCTCGCAACTACTTACAGTAAGCTCCAGCATCATGAAGTAGATATCGTGTATGTCGCAGGAGCATATGCGGACGGATGTTTCACCGGTAATGCAACTAGTACTGGTGGAGATTTACTTGGTTCGACCACTAGCTTTGTTGCTCAACTCGGAGAGTTTTGCTATCAGCAGACCAAAGAAAGCAATAGCGCATTTGGTGTCATTGGTGTTACTCCAATAGGACATGTGGCCAAACAGCTCGAATGGAAAGACGCCAGCGCTACCGCTGTCTCAGACTTCACTTCAACTGCAGGTGCCTGGTTCATGACGCCTAGTCTTACTCTTGTTAATGAATATGTAAAATATCTTACACATGAGACTGGAGACTTTGCTACATACAGTGGTGTTGCTGAGAGCTACCGTGGTGCACCATTCGCTTCCTCTGCCTGGAATGACTATCTCAAAGGATCTGCAGTGAACACTACTGATCCGGCTTTGCCTGATAATAGCTATATCGATCTCATGCGTCCAAATAACACCGATGGCACCCCTGCTACTGACAACGATGGAAACAAAGTAGATGCTGGTGCATATATCAGTGTGATCGGAGGCGTAGCCAGAGCATTTGGCGCTGAGGCGAAGAGGTTTGCTGTAGCAAAAGGCGCTGGTACGGTTTCCTATGTAAACAGTAATGGTGCTGCTGCATACGCTGGAATGCTTACTACAACTCCATCCTACATAGGTGTAACGAATAGATCCCTACCTCCTCTTGCGCAAGCAAGAAGCATTAGTGGGGCTCAAGCCAAGACGCTGCTTCAACATAGGATAGTCGCGTTACTGCAAAAAACAGGTGGCTATGTAATTACTTCTGGAATAACTGGAGCATTTAATGCTGGAGTCAACTCAAGATCCGATTATACTAGGGTAACTACGATAAGAACGACTCAAGCAATGGCCGAAGTAGTGAGGGATGCGGGTGAGGCATTTATTGGTAAACCAATTAGTGGTCCGTTCCTCGCGGCATTAGAAAGTGCAATAGATACAAATCTTCAAAGAGCGCTAAAGAGAGGTGCGGTAAGGTCTTACGATTTCGCGATATCATCTACTCCAGACCAGCAGGTTCTAGGGGAAGTGACAATTGACTTGAGTATGGTACCTGCATTCGAATTGGTCACGATTAATACAACGATATCTCTGGCTAAGGGAGAGGGGTTAGGATAATGAATAATGGATCAGCAGTAACACAAACATACAATTCATTCAGTGGTGTTGACATGATTGTCACATTCGGAAATGTAACTGTAGGAGAAGTTCAAGGAGTTTCCTATACGGTTACAAGAGAGAAAGCGCCGCTTTATACAATGGGCTCTGCAAACCCACGTTCTTTCTCTAGGGGCAAGCGAGGAATCGCAGGGTCATTAATCTTCTTAGTTTTTGATAGATCTGCTCTGTTGGATATTTCCCAAAAGGTTGACCTTAAAGATAATAATGGTAAGGTCATACTAAAAAAGACCGAATTGACTAAAGGTCAGATGGGCACCCTTGCTACTTCAACTGAGAAGAATAATGTGATAGACGCAGTAACTGGATCAAAATCAGAAACATCTCAGAATAGCCCAAAAGCAGTATTGGATTTCATGGGATTGAAAAGGGTAGGCGCAACATATCATGACCAGTTGCCTCCATTCAATATAACCATATCCGCTGCTAATGAGTATGGGCATGTAGCTAGGATGCAAATTAAGAATGTTGAAATAATGAATGCAGGTAGCGGTATGTCTATTGATGACATAACTACAGATGAAAGCTGTACATTCGTTGCTACGGAAGTTGATCCTTGGTTTGCGCAGGGGCCCATTGGAGCACTCCTTTAATAAATAGTCTCACTTAATACTTAGAATTGAGAGGTGGGGGAGAGATTGGTCTATTCAATCTCTCCCTAATTCTTATGCCAAATGAACCAGCCTGGGACCTACTTGAAGACTGTCACTCATTTCCTAGATGCCGAACTGGCTGGAGTATATCTCCTGCTGTAGACTATGCAAAGGATATTTATTCACGCCTAGGGGTGATGCGCGACAGTGCGCACAGCGCGATTGGTTCTGCTAATGAATTAAGTCAGATACGTGATGGGAAAGATTACCTTGGAAATAGCAGCGCTCCTGAAACATTCTCATATGCCGGATCTGATATCCTATGTACGATGTATGTACCAAGCCACACTTCTGAGAGTTCAACGGATCCAGGCTTCATAGAAGTTGAAGATCAACTACAGACAATAACAGTTTCTTCTGCAAGAAGCGTTATGCCAGTGAGAAGATTGGGAGAGACTAATCCAGCCGCTTACGCTCGTGGATCTAGGACAATAGCTGGATCAATGGTATTTACAACGGGGCTTAAGGATGCATTTGTAAAAATGCTAGCTAAGTCTTTCAAGGATGGAGAGCCGAGGAACGAGGCTACTCTGTTCGTAGATCAGATACCTAAGTTTAGTATGATATTTGATTGCCATAACGAGCTAGGAGGCGCGTCAAGTGCAATGCTGGTAAATATTACGTTGACTAATTTTGGTACTACATTTTCCGTAGACGATATCTATACAGAGTCTACTTTTACATATGTAGCTGAGCAGTATTTCCCAATAACTAATCACGGAGATAGGAAATGGATATCGACCCGCCTATCTAAAATCGTGGGCCAAGTGTTCGAAGAGTCTATTGAATCGCTAATGGCAGCGGGGAATAGCGCGCTGAATAGCGCGAGAGAGGAATATTCGAGGCGTCAATTCGACGTAGATAAGTATGACGCACTACATTCTCCTTATAGAGAGGAGATGGGGCGGGAGGGTGTAAGACAGCGAATAGCGCGGCTCGATTGGGAGGAAGCTTATAGGGAGGAACAGGAGGCAATGAGAGCCTTTCTGGGTGAGAGCCCCTCACGTCACGGTAGCATAGATCTCAGAGCCTATCAAAGAGACCTCGACAGACGTTGGAGAGGGCTTAGACGTCGGAGGGAACCTGAAGGGCCACTGCGGCACTGGTTCCGTAGTTCATCCTACCGTTGAGTACTCTAAACATGCTACACAGGGAATCTGAGATACAAGGGCCATTCCGTTGGAATAATATGGCTTAGGGGCCAGCAGGAGAGTGAATGTCAGACAGATACTACACTCCATGTAATGTCGGTATATATATCGGCGGATATAAATTATCCGATGCGTTTAGAGTTGACTGGGATGCAAGAGATTCCAAAACACCCCTATACGGTTGGGCAGATGATACCTTTTCTGCAGTTACTAATGGTAGGAAGATAGTTAGTGGAAGACTAGTTGTAAACTATAAGCATGCAGGATATTTAGCTACTGCAATAGATCTGTTTAACCAAAACATTTATCCGCGAAGAGATGATAGAAAAGTAGTAGATGACTTAAAAAGATATATGGAGTTAGATACAACAGAGCGGGTAAAGTTTTTAGCGCACATCGCTTCTAAGAATTATGGAAATACCCAGCTATCTGATGCTGCGGGAGCAAGGGGAGGTTCTATTTCCAGCTTAGCAATAGAAGCATATAAGCAAGAAAGTACATTCGATATACTTATTTCGTATGGTGATATTACAATGGATTCTCATATAGAAACTATTATTAAAAATGCATATATAGTTGGCCAATCTCAAGTTATATCTGCTTCTGCTACTGGTGGCGGAGACGTATCTTCTTCTGGGTCTCCTATTTATGAGATATATAGCTTTTTTGCCAAAGAAATACTTGAAAATGGTGTTGGGCCACGTAGAATGGACAATGTTCCTCAAAGAGGAGATACACTGAGCAATAGTGTCTCAGGTAATTAGATCAAGGAGAGACATTGGAAACTGTAGCAGAGAAAAAGAGCAAAGCTGAACCCAAGCTCAAAAATATGGACGAGAAAATTCCAGGGTTAGATATCACATGGCAGCAAGCCAAAGATCTTGAGTGGGACGAAGAGTTTATCTCTGTCATACAAGCTGCCAAAAAGCAATTTAGCAATGTCAATGTTCTTAATTGTGCCGATGAGTGGTTTATCATTAGGAGCTTGAACCGTCGAGAGTACCGTAGTCTAGTCCAGACGCAGGCCGAAGCTATGGCTAAGGAAGTAGATGCTGCAGCAGATTCGGCTAATCCTGAAGGGGTAAGAGCTACACTTAATATGATGAGTGAAGAAGCTATTGCTTCTCAGGGCACCGTTTATCCTCCACTGGAGTTGGATGATATAAGGAGTAGAGCTTCAGGTGTAGCTACTACACTTCATGATTCTATTCTTGCAATCTCGGGATATCAAAGTGCGCCTACTCCAATTAAGGTTTAGGATGTGTTTCTTGATCCACGACTTAAAACGAGGATACCTGAATTAAGGAGAATCCATAAAGAGATCTTTCTGATTGATCTCTCTAATCAACCTGGCGAGTCTAAGGTGTCTAGCATATTGGTTAGACCCATGACTCGCCAGGAGTTTTTATTCCTACAGCAAGATGTCGAGCTAGAATGCGATCCCACGGAACAAATACTCCAGTCCTGTATGATCTGGCCAGAGCTTGATTGGGTCGATACGGACAAAAATCCGCTATACGACCTACCATGCATGTGTCTTGAAATGCTTAGTAAATGTATAATAGACGTATCAGGCTTTAGCTCCAACGAGGAGATAGCGAAGTACTTCAGTGATGCTAGAGTCGCAATTAATTCCCTAGACTCAGTAATGATGACTGTAATAACTAGGCATTTTCATGCGATCAAGCCATGTGAGCTAGAAGATATGACATTGTCTGAATTGACTAGACTCTTTGCTATTGCAGAAACTTCGCTAGAGCAACCAATAGATCTAAGAATGTTCTTAGATGACGAATATGCCGAAAAGCAAGTTGCTAAAGAGATGAGAAAACAGAGGAAGCAGATAGGGAGAGTTCCAGGCAAGATGATGCCCGGATCCTATAGGGTACCACAGCCTCCTGAAGGTTGGAATTCAGCACAATCTATGGAGTAAGTAATGCCGTCAGAAAGAAATAGGTCCGATCTACCTAGAGAATATAGCTTCCATAGGGATCTTATTCAAGATTCAGACAGGCTCAGAGACAGAATCCCCGCATCAAGAGACGATGAGCCTCTATTCAACGAAGAAAAAATATTAAGAGAAAACTACGCTACTAGCGATATGGTAGCAAAATTCGCGTTAGTGACTTCAGCTGCTAGTTTACTGTCTAAACGCCCCCTCGGTAAGCTAGGCATGGAAATAGCGGGCAAGCTTACTAACATGCTGAACAAGGGACAGAGAACGGCCTCAAAAGCATATTCGAGATATGCTGCTGAGGTCGGAGATGTAACTTCTCAGATTAATGCTAACGCATCTGACGCGCTAAGAATAGGCTCGGGCGACACACCACTGATAGCCCACCTAAAAATATTCGAAGATCTTGATACAAATCTAGATAATTTGAATAGACTAGATCTAGATGGGAGCCTATGGAAAGCCACGGGACCCGATGCAACTTTAAGCGACAGTGCGAAACATATTGCGAATCAGATGCGAGACAGTCTGAGAGAGAGATATTCCAGGCAATTCAATTCCTCTGAGGGTATTGAAGATCTTACTGTAGACAAACTTCTTGCGATGTCTACAGACAATATACAACGAGAGAAGATCGTAGATCTATTTGGTAAAAAGCAGATTGATCAATTAGAAGACATGAAGAGGATAGGACTACTCCACGGTGAGCAACGATTAGATGAAAGACTATTCCTTGACACGGCAGCTAAGGAGATAATAGATACAAGAGTACTAAGCGGCCAATATCTCGGTGGAATGATTGAAAGATCTCTTAGTCAATTCCAGCTCCCTTTCGTCAATTTAAAATTTACAGATATATTCGCTGCACCTATGAAACATCTTCTTGGTAAAGGTGAAGCTTCAGGCATAGTAAGAGCCCCTGACGCGGCTGAAACTACGGCCAGGAGACTAGTAATAGGTGAAGACCTGTTTAGGATTATTCCTAAAAAGGAGGCAGCAGATGGTGCTTTTGGATTAGAACATCTTGCTTCTGGTTACCGTGCTAGAAGCACAGATAAGATAGGTGAAGCAGTAATAGCCAGAAGAGGGCAGCTGCGTAGTCAGGTCAGACAAACACGAGAAGACATTGAGGCGACATCATCGAATCCTTTAGTCCATTTAGCTCATGCTGTTATGGAGGATGCCGGGATTGGCAGGAGGTATGCCACACAAGAATCTTTGCTTTGGCAAGCTACAACGAATGTTGTAAAAAGGAGAACTCGCGGAACTCCTGTCCTAAAAGAGACTACTGAATTAGATGAAGTGACAGAAGAGATAGTAAGAAGAACAGGAACCTCTAAGGTTGATTATTCCGAATTGAATGCAGTAGAAAGATCGATACAGAGAGTCCAACGAGAGTCTAAGCCAGACATTGAACATGAAAAGCTTGGGTTTTTTCCCAAAAAACGAAGAGAAGTATTAGCTGCATTAGGTGATGAATCTAGGATACAGTATTTACAAAAAAATCGTCAAACCGGAAAAATGGAACCGGTTGTAAAGCCTGTCCGCGGTACGTCTGAAGCGGACTTTGGCTTACGCCAAGCATCTGTCACTGAAAAAATAAAAAAGAATATAGTAGATGTTGCACCCGACCAATCCGAACATAAAAAATGGCTCCCAATGGAATCATTTACTTATGAGTCGGACCTAGGCAGCAGACTATTAGACACCGCTAACTTTATGACGACTCGCCTTAACGATCTTATCGGTGCTACGATGGGTATCGGATTTAGGCCTACTCCCGGGATGTACGGTTTTGCAGGTAACACCACAAAGATATTTGGCATGGCTGCAGGAGGCGTTCTAGCCCTAGAGGGTCTCAAGTATGCTGACTATCTAACAGGAGTTCCTACTGGCGGATATAAGGCGTCCAACCTGATTCTCGACACATATGGCGCAGCTAAGATATCGGCACAGTTCCTAAGAGAATTTACTGGTCTATCTCCTGCTGCCAGGTACATGGAAGATCTTATGCCGGGCTCAATAGAGAGTTCTGCTTCTGATTTCGTAAGAACATTAGCTCCATTTATTATTGCACTGAAAACTGCTCCCACTAAAGCCAACATTTTACTAGCTACAGGTATCTCGGCTTTTGCTGGAGAAATGCCATTCCCCGGTATAACAGAAACTCCAGAAGAAACCATTGATATACTATCAGGAGAACAGCAAGTTCCTATGAGATCTGGTAGATACTGGATGCTTGGTAAGCAGCCATTTGGTGGAGGTAGGGTTAGTTACTTCGCTCCGGGTATGTTTGCTAGAATGCGATCCGAATATAAATATACCGATACGCTGTATGGCTCACAAGCAGAGTACTTTAAAAATGTAAGTTTTTTACCAACTCCGAGTAACATGTTCAGAATACCTGAGCTAGTCGGAAATGTTCTTAGTCCAGTTACAAACTTACCTTTCGTAGGATCCCTAATAGAACATGCCCCCGTAATAGGGGCAATGTTCGATCCTCAGGGAGCTGAGTTCTTAGCAGAAAAACATAGATTCGATAGACCGTATCCTACTGCATTTGGAATAGAGCAACTAGCCAATAGGACAATAGGCAAGATGGGTGTTCCTGGAGGAAACTCTCCAGGAGTAAGATCGTACCAAACACCGGGTGAGTCTGTAATAGAAATGGGCATGGATCCATACCCAACTCGATCCGAGATGTCATTCGCGGTAAAAAAGCCTACGTTGTCTAGCGGCCTAGCCCACATGAGCGAACTCTCTGGTATATACAAATTTGCGTTATGGGACCTAGGACTCAAGACTAGCGCTCCGACTAGTCCCGAGTTAGCTGATCCTGGGTTCATGAGTTCCATAACAAGATCGTTCTATGATGAAAGCGTTGGTGGCCTGATGGGCCATACTGAGCTTCTTCGTAGATTTGTGATGGTAGACTATCTCAAAGCCCAGAGGCAAGCGGCTAATACGATTCCCAATACTATGCCATCATGGTTGCCTGGATCTAGGTCTAACTTTACAGGGAAAACCGCAATGGGGGTTTTCCCAGGAGATACAAATTATCATATAGATTTTAGTACAGGTGACCCATATGCGAAGATACCCCATGGTGAATTAAGGCTGCCAGGAACTGCTCGAGAAATTGCGTTTAGATTACATAGCGGCTCCCCCGGTATATATGATGCAGTTGATAGATTTATGGTTCTATCGGATGTTGCACCGCACTCTGAGGCTTATAAGCACTACAAGATACTAGTCGACTCGTTGCTCAAGTCCGGAACAGTAGATGAATACTGGACCAATAAGATTACCAAGACTAATGAAGGCGTTAAACAAAAGCTAGAACGCTACCAGACTTATTCCAGGAAATTTAATAGTGTTAAGCCACAGCTTACAACGATACTTGACCAGGCGAAAAATGAAGAGAATCAAGAGGGAATGAGAACATACTACACTATGCCAGAGCAAATGATCGGCTCAGCATGGGAAGTATTCAGTCACGACATAGTAGCTAGAGCTGGTATTACTGTTCCGATACTAGGTCCCCTTCTATCTAACAAACTATTGCCCATAAGAGATGAGCTAGAGGGCTATCTCAAGCGAGAAGTATACGATACAGATGAATATGATTGGGCTAAACCATATTCCACTATACTAAGACCAATGGCAGAACAGCTTAAGGCTACAGATCCATTTACGGCAACTATGGGTGGATTTATAACCGGCACTCTCATGGGTGCAAATCCTGTAGCCAAGGTAGTTATGTCTACTGCTGGAGCAATGTACTTTGGATCTTCTTCAGCAATGAGAGGTATTAGCACTGGCAAATTAACCGGTGGATATATTCCAGGATATGTCACGGAGAGAAGAAGAGCGGATGAATATTTTGATAACCTAGAGTATCTAAAAATGCGTCGGCTAGAGAATAAAGCGAAAAGCGAAGGCATACATGATCTCGCCAATCATTTCATAGATCTTAAGGGTAGAACGGTCGCTTCTCTCGATTTCTCATTGGGTGCGAAACAGTTTGTAAGAAATTCGTTAATAGCATTACCTACTCGAGAGAAGCAGCTATTCATGAGCTCCATGGATGCTTCTACGAGTAGACGAAAACAAATATTAGAGTATGTACCTGAATATTTAAAACCGGTGTATCGGGCTGCTTGGGCCAAGCAGGGAGACAACGCATTTGACTATAGTAATGTAAGAAAAGCTCCTGACGCTAGACTTGCAGAATATTTTGCAGGTCACGGTATGCCTGATCCAACCTGGGCTGGATTTCATCCAGATGTTCCAATGGATGCTGTTAGAGTTAAAACAATGGATTCAGTATGGGGCTCTGTGTCTAACGACTTGCATAGATCTGGTGTTTTCGGGAATGTTGCAGCCAAATTAAGGACAGAATTTCCTTCACCAGATTTAAGTGTGTTTAATTTTTACAATAGATCAGGGTTAGATGCTGCAGCCAGGCAACAACTGGAAGCGGAACTAATGCAGTCTGGTCTTACAGACTATACTATTGACGAAAATCTAGGTTCAGGATTAGAAAACATCGTGCATTACGATATGTCTTCAAGGAGCGGTTTAGAGAATTTCTTTGCAATAGCAACAGATATATTACGGAGTTAATAAAATGGCAACACCAGACGAAAATGTTTCCGATCAGTTACGTAGGTTACTTGAGCAGTCAGGATCTACAGAATCCAAGTTAACTAGATTCTCAGGCTACACAGATAAAATTAAGCTACAGACAGCAAAAGTAGCAGCTGGAATAAAAAGTGAGTCTTTTCGTAAGTCGATAGAGGCAGTAGACAGCTCCATAGCTCCCCTTTCGAAACTAGTAGGGAAACTTTGGGACGATTATAGACTGAGAGGCGACCAATCTCTTCGGGGAGATCTACCTATTTTTGAATATAGAGTTACTGCCAAGGCAATCTCTTCGGGGGGATCTACCTACAAGGGTATTGTAAAAGAAACTGGACTGGAAAGCGAGCTTGCTAAACAAGTAAGAGATCGATTTGGAGTAAAGTTTGCTCCGGATATACACGATAGTGCTGGTACATACCGGGCGCATAGGCTGCTTACAGATTCCGGGAAAGCTACTGATGTATCGGAAATAATGCGACACCTAGACTATCTCAGCCCGACTATGAGAAAAAAGATAGAAGGCTGGGCAGAGCTTCGTGAAATAGAAAAGATTAATAAGAAAGGTAAGAAATACACAAAGGTAACCCAGCAGCTTGAGCTGGCGATGACTAAGCTAGTTGAAGAAGATATAAGACACCAGAGAAGAGGGATAGAATACCGCTGGGATCAATCAGATCTAGCAATGGCCAATAGAGCAGATAGGGCTAAGCTAGGCAGAATGAAAACCCTTGAAAGAGCCGTAGTAGCCCCAGGAGGGTCATTCAATCCTACTCTACGTAATTATGAGCAAGAGTTATCTAGGGCAACTAGACTTGTCTCCGAGGAGAAATTTAACACAATCGTCTTTGGTGGCGAAAAGATAACACCTAGTCGAATAACTCCTGAATTTGGTTCGTTGATTGGCAGTGATGGGGAACCGATTGGAAGGCCTTTAACGGGGGCAAGAGGGAAGCCATTAACTACTCAGGAAAAACGGCTAGCTAAGTTAATAGAAGGACCTGTTGGGAGTAGGCCTAGCAACATAGGTATGTACCGAGAAACTAGAATTGGATTAGCTAGAGAAGAATTTCAATCCACAGGAAATCTTATTAGTGAGCTAGAGTCTCGAGGCTATAGCACAGGGGGCTTAGATAAGTTACTTAGTAAAGTTGTTGGTAGAGAAGATACGATATCGATCGTAGGTAATGAACTCGCTATTAAATCGGCGCCCGATGCCAAAAGAGGATGGTCCAAACCAATCTCTATACCTCTATTTTCTAATGCTATAAACCCATCTGGGGCGCGTAGTGCTGCGAACTTGGGGGTATCTGAATATATGTTCAAGGGCGGTACTACATATAGTACACCGTCTGGCGTAGGTGTGACAAATCGGCGTGGTGAACTATCTGAGATTAAGAAGTTTTCTAGAGTAATATATGAGGAGATAGCTGAAGGTATTGACAGAAATACGATTAGATCTACTAAAGATTATAATTTTATACTGAACAGAGCATTAGGTGCGCAAGAGAGCATATTCGATCCGATCCTGCCATGGGACGAACGAGTAAAAAATACTGCAGGACTTATTGATCCCGTAAGCTATTCAGGTAGACCAAAATTAGGTAGGCACCTTCTGGGAGCCTCCCAGCAAATGGCTCTAGAAGTACTTCCAGGCACCTCGCTGCATAATCTGCTTGTAGAAGAACAAGAGATAAGAAAACAATACCAGATGGGTATGACGAGGGAGGGAACGGACGGGACAGGTAAACGAAACGCAGCTCTTAAAGCCAAGCAACTTAAAGACGCACAAGAAGCTATCATGAAGCATCTTAGAGAAACGACGTTTAAGGGCGCGAGCGGTGATGCACCTGCTTTAGGTGGAGTAAGAAACTTTGACGATCTTAATCTTGCTTGGGCTCCTCAAAGTGGAGAATCTATTTTCCGGCCAAATATTTTAGATGAGAATAGAGCCGCAGAGAGAGTATATATAAAAGCGACTACTGCTAATGTTAAAAACCTAGCGCTACTTCCTAGTCAAGTTCCGTGGAAAAAGGGTCAACAATTTCAGCTCTCCAGAGATGCCATTCGGATAGGAAGCATAAGCGAGCTGCCTACTGCAGTCGCAGGTATCATGGGTTACGACGGAGAGGTAACTACGGCTTTAAGAAATGAAATCCGTAGTTTAGACCCGGGAGCAAAAGCCTTTGATCAGACCCATGTCGCCTTTGGCAGAAAAACAGTAGGGCTGCAGTTTCTCGATAAAGAGTTGAACCGGCTTATCTTTGGAGACTCTGGCGTAGTCATGTCTGGCGGCTTGGTTAAACAACTGGATGTTGATCCGATTAGCGGATTATCGAGACATACATTCACACATACAATCAATTTGAAATCATCTAAAGCGCTGGGAGATCTGTCTTTTACTGGATTACTTAGAAGCGATCTTCACGCAGCGATTCAAGCACATCAACATATGCTTGAACGGGGTAGCAGGCAAATTAGATTTAAGCCCGGACAAGAGATTCAGCTGCAGGTGCTTCAAGAGCATCAGTCTATGTCTGGCATACCCGGCGGAGTTAATTATGCTGAGCCAGCGATTCCGATGGATCCCACAAAGAGAGGGATGGCAGTAATAGGAGAAGGAACGAAGGCTCTAGAAGAAATTGGCAAAGAAGACCTACGTCACGCACATGACTTACAGCGCGCTGTGCAGAAGCGTGGTTTCGATCCCAGTAAAACTGTCATAACAGGGGTAAGAATGCTGGCGGGATCTTCCGGGTTAGAACTGACTATGGCGGAAAAAGGAGCACCCATCGCGGTAGACGCGGGGTATATCCTCGATCACCAAAGGGTAAGTGTTGGCCAAGTTATAGATGATACAGCTGTACGTAAGATATTTGGGTTAGCTGGCGTAAAAGGCATCGAGGCTGGTGCAGGTCTGGTGCTAGGAGACTTAGGTCTTGAAACAGTAGAAAATAAAATGGTACGCGGGGTCCTAGAAGAAACGCCATCCTATGGACGTAATCTCACTCTTATGCGAAACCTGGCTGAACTTATTAGCAGAAAAGCAAAAGGAGATGTAGGCCACAAGGATGTTAAAACACTTATAGCAGAGCTGGGTGGCGAAGTTAAAAAGATAACTGGCCCGGATGGAACTGCTATTCAGTTCCAGAATCTAGGTACGAGTGAAAAGTTCCATAATATAAGCGACCAAGACTTTATGCGTAGAATTGAAGAGGTAGCCAAAAAGACAATTGGAAAGGATACACTACGAAAGGAAACCTTCAAGAAGGTAAAGATTCAAGATATTCTGGACCAACTTCCTGCTTATAAAACTGCGGATGCAGCAGAACGAAAGCGAATGGAAGCGGGGTTCAAGGCTTCAGGTGCCTCTGGCTCAACTGCAGCAATTCTAAAAGATTCGAGGCTTGCAAGTAATGAAGTATGGATGGTCAAAAGCATAGCTGCAGAACTTGCCATTAGAGGAGAAGAACCTCTAGTCAAGCTAGGTCGTGACGCAGTAAATGTTAAATTAAGAGATATCTCTATGCTTGGTGAGGCGATAGATTTCGCTAGAGAAGGGCAGACATCTACTACAAATTTATCTGAGATATTAAAAGCAAAGAAAAAAATCGTTGGTAGTCTTATCGACTCTAATCCTGAATTGCTCCAAGTAAACAATGAAAATAGTTTAATCAATCAGCAACGTAAATGGTTTGAAAAACAAGCCGGTGGATTTGGAGAGATAGAGAGGGCTCTCGCTGATGAAAAAGTAGGCCAACTAAAGATACTTAAAAAAGCCGAACAGATTGGATCGGGTGGAAGGGGAGGAGTATCTACCGGTGAGTACAAGGCAGCTGGAGCACTCATCGAAAGTATCACTGTAGAAGATGGTAAAGCTTCTTTTGCCGAGATTGGAGAAACTCTACTTGGTAAAAAGGCAAATGGAATAGTACAGATATCTGATCAAGCCATACTAGTCAAAGGTCCAAATGGCCCTATGATTATACCGTCAGCTAAGATGATGGGATTCGCCAAAGAGGATGGATTCGTCAGGATCCCAGGAACAAGAGGAAGATTTGAGGAGCATACCGCAGAAGCATTTGCTCACCTTAAGAAAGGCAGAGTGGCGAATAAGCAAGCTCAGTCCATGTACCTAGATATATTGCGGGATGTCGAGAACTTAAACCTATTGGAGGGGGAGCGTCGGATCCAAGATACCGTAAAGATAGAAAGTAGGTTAGACAGCCTATACCGAGTTATGGCGATGAACTCCTTGTCAAAACAAGGCCTAGCTTACTCTTCTACGGTAGATCCTTCAGCAATAAAATTTGGTGGCCGACTCAGACTACAAACGAATGCGCAGGTAGGTAAATTCGAAGTTGGTATAACGGAAGATGCTCTTAGGAATATGTCTTTTGGAGGAAAGCATACAGAGATAGAAAGGATAATTGCTCAAGCAAAAAAGGGCGAGCTATACACAACTGCGGTAAGAGAGCCAGCCGCCGGGGGACGTCAGATGTTCCAGCTGAAAGTAAAGCTCTTAGAGAAGAGTGCGCTCGCAAGCGAGAGCATCACTAAGGACTTTAAGTTCAGTAGTACAGCGTTCCTGAATACCTCAATGATTCAATATGGAATGGAAGGTGACTTAGACAAGGATACTATCTCACTATACAGACTTAACTCAATGGATGATGAGGTCATGGGAAAAATGCATCGGGGTCAGATGGCCTCGATGGATAACGCATTATCTAAGCTAGGAGAAGCACCAGAGACAATAGCTGGACGTAGGATTAGAAATTACGGAGATTTAAGCGGACTTATATCTAGTATGAACGAAGGCGCAGAAGGTGTATTTCGGTCTAGTGCTCTTAGGGATGAAACTTTTCGATCACTGATAGATGTAGTTGGACCCAAACATGCTACTCCTCTCTATGAAGGACATCTCCGAGGTAGATCATATGTAGATCATATGGTCGGTCAAATTGTAGATATGCAAACAGACGGTGAAGGACGAGCCGTTCTTCAAGCTAATCTTAAAGAACGGTTAGATGAGAGTGGCCAACAAAGGATAGGCGCTCTCCTAGATGATATGGCTGACATAATGAAAGGATCTGGTCCTGGAACGAGAGGCGGACGCGCAGCCACATATCAATATACTGATGCAAGAAATCTTATCAAGTATATGCAACTTAAAAAAGTAGCGCATGGAAGAGATGACGTACTAGCCTCTGACGTGATATACGACACATTGAGAGCAGCAGGAGATCAAGCAAAAGCAGATATCGACGCTGGCAAATCTCATTTTGCGCAAGGAATATTAGACCGCCAGCCTGGAGGTACTTCTAAAGCGCAGGCAATGATAAGCACATTATCTGAGAATCTACTGGTAGGTGCACGAATCGCACAAGACGATAAGATGTATATGAATAACCTAAGCGAGGTTAATCCTAACACCTTTAGTCTTATACATAACTTATCAGGAGGAGATGACGCAGCAAAACGATATGCTGAGAACCTCGCAAAAAGATTTTTGCTAATAGAAGTAATGGGCGAGGAATTTAAACATGGGACCAGAGGTACAGCTCTTGGTATGCCTTTCGAATCGACTCTTAGAGACATGAAAGCACTAGCACAAAGCTTGGTCGAGAGTGGAGTAATATCGGCCGAGGGGCCCGCAGCGCTGCAGCTTGCAGACATACAAGGCATGGGTGGAGAAGCTGATGCTATTATAGGTAGGAACATCCGAGATAGTATAGAAGGAGTAAGGGTTGACACCCAGCAGAGAAGAAGAGTACAAAATGCAGACAAGGCCAGAGGCGCACTATTCCAATCTGGTAATGTTGAAGTTCCTACAAGTAGCTACAGAAATGCCATGTTCACTGGTGAATTTTTTGCCAAGCTCAGTCAGACTAAGTATTTCAAGCCTGCTGCTGCAATAGTAGGAGGATTAGCAGGGATTGAAACAATTAGATCTGCCATGAGTGGATTCTCTCCAGGTAGTGTACCTGCCTCTGGCTATAACTCTGCTAATACTATGCCTCCGCCTCCAATGATGTCGAGCCCGCATGATCCTACTTTTCATCCAGATGCTATGCCTAATACCAGAATAGCTCGTGTAGCAAGGTCTCAGGGGGCAAGAAGCTCCTTGAACATATCAGGCAAGATGGGCGCTCCCCCAGACTTTAGAGGTATGACCAATCAATTCGGATTAAATAATGGCTATGTCCCCAACATTCAGGGTTCTTTTAGATCCGAGTTGAATGATACAATGTCTCGTACAGAAATTTCTCAGCACATCAGCAACAGATTAGATTCGGTGTTTTAAATGCCCATTACCGCCAGTACTCACAGCCTGTCTAAAACACTCGAAGCCATTGGAGAAAGCCAGGAAGACTTTTTTATCAAGGCGTTGGCCAAGAAGGCAGGCGTCGATACAGTTCCTAATTTCCAGACATATTTCAATACTCTGTTACAGAAAATTAATGACCTACCCGTTTCTGCTTTCAGCGAACCAGATAAACATAAGATGAAAGGCACATTACATAACTATAATACAACGCTGGTGGGAGAGGACAGCGAGAGTCATCTACCTGAGCAAGGGGAAGCGAAGCTAAAACTAATTGGCCAAAAAACCCGAGAGACGATGGAGAGAATAATATCATCAAGTGACGATATATCTCAGATTGGATTCTATAGAATACCAGAATCGGATAGTGATACTGACTTCCCTAGAGTAGTTCCCAGCTCGATAAATATACAGGAGCACTTACTTAATCAACCAGTGCCAACGGTGAGGTCAAAATCAGTAGGAGTTATACCTAACCATACCTCAAAACATATTGTCTCCATAGATATAATCTTTCCTAGCTTTGAAATATTCTCATCCACAGAAGAAGATTATCCCAGCTTTATAAATCTATATAATATGTTTAAATTTATGCCAATAAATTCTATATATTCCTCTGCTCTATGCACTGCATTTGTCTCTGAATACACATATCCCAGGCTGATTGAACTTATCGGCCAGAGCCATGTCGCCGACCAATTCGATAAAGTGAAAGGTGATACGGCTTTAGAAAGGCTAACCTCTTTTGCTAAAGACCTAAAAGGAGTAAATAGCAAGGACGACCTTATCGGTATTCTAGGGGGTCAAGGATCTGAACTAGATCTCGGATGGAAATCTGCGATAGAATACATCTCTGGCGATCAAACCATAGGCGGCTTAGGCTATGATTGGATGGCTAGTGAATACGATTCCGGCGGGCAAGATAATGGTATTGCCAGATTTCCTGTCCCCGTATGTTTTAAAGGCGCAAGTCTCCAGACATTGCAAGATATGCCCGGAGCCATACTGGGTCGATTCAGCTTTGGAATAGTGAGCTCCCCTGCTTTTCCTCACGGCACTATAATGTACAGAGACGAAGAGGGTGAACCTACCATGGACCCCAACAGATGTAAGTGGGGTAAGAGATACGTCTCATTAGCATCAAAAAAAATCATGGGACAGTTAGAGATAGACAAAAATCTGCTGATGGGCGCAAGGGGTACAGCCAGCGTTCCTCAGCTAACTCACAACGATATAAGGCTGTACTATTTTGATATAGTGCATGGACCAATTGTCTTTGATACCACCTCAGATATATATGATAGAACAGAGACACAGGCACCAGTCATACTGGAAAAAGTGTCCGGAGCATTTAACTCTAAAACGATAGATATACCGTTGATGGGATCTAAGTTTCCGAGTTGCCAATATATGGGAATGAATTCTAGTTCTTTCCAAATGATATTCGCTGTTACAGACAAGAAAATAATAAGTGACTTCATGGCTATGAAGGCCAAGATAGTTGACGCTGAAAAATCTCAGCATATGTTCAGTTCTTTTGGTATTATAGAAAATCCACTTATTAACTCCTTTGGAATAACTAGAGTTACACCTCAGTCCGTCACAATAGAGTCTGATCCAGATTCCCCGGATTTATACAGGCTAATAATTAACTTTGTTGAAAACTATCAAGATTTAGCCGATGAAAAGCTCCAGCTAGAAAAGGGAGCTGTTGCCTTAGACCCATTGAAAGGTACATGGGAGTATTTCTATGATCTATATAAGATATGGGCTACGATATATATGAAAAATTATTATTTATATAGTGGAAACTTAGAAGTAATTAGCTCAGAACATGCTAATCAACTTAACGATCTTATGCGAGCAATTGGCATAAGTACTGATGAAGAAGGTACAATACTTAACCCAGGCAGAGGGGGGATAAAAGACGCGCATAGCGTACCATATGGTCCAGTATTGATGGGAATAATGGATCAGAGACTTCAGCTAAAGAATAACACCCCCCCGGAAAGTACACGGGTGTCCGGATATATCCAACAGGATCTTCCCGAACTAGAATACTATCCGGTAAACAGATCTGATGCCGCTCTCTCGGACTTCGCAGGCCCGCCAGATCGAGAGGTGGCATCGATAAGTCCGAGAATCGCAAGGGCCTTAGTCCAAATTGCACATGGTGCGATAAGAGCAGATAAACATACAAAGGATCTGTCGTCTTTCTCGGTATTTGAAACACAAAATGAACATACAAACCAAAGAATATTTCATTCACCCGAACTGCATCAGCTATTCTATGGGGTGCTTGGCGTATCTCCATTCATTCCAATATTTGAGGACGAGGATGGAGACTATAACCAAGGTAACATTTTTGATTATGGAGTAGACCCAACCGAGAATAAATACTATAAATTGCATAGGGAATTAAATACTTGGACGGTTAGGGACACGAATTGGTTCACGACAGATGATAATGTATATAGTGCACGATCTCGCCATGGATCAGATGCTACATTCCGCGCTAAAAACCTTGTAGATATATGGCATAGTCAGGGGAAGATACTTCCTAAACCACTATGGGATAGTATATTTAAATGTATTAGTCGCCGGTTAAGCAGCAAGGGGCCTGATATATTCGTAAGCTCAAGGAATATGGATAAATCCATTAACCATTTCATGGATTTGATTTCAAAATATTCTAGCCTATATAAATTCAATATAGTTAATAGGAATGAGCGTGAATACTCAAGACTGGTATGGATCTCGATCAGGCAACAAAATCTGAATAATATTAATGACCACGACACTGTGTTCTTGAATAGGTTATCGGCTACTACCTTCAAAGATTTCCCGAATCGTCGCAAGGAGGCAGGCATTGTCGCAGAGTATGATATAACCAGAGAAAAGGAACTAGCAAAAGAAGTTGCTTCATTCAATAATGTCATAATTGATTTATACCCAGATCTATATCTACCAACATACAGCGAGTTATTCAATGAATCAGAAAATGTTGAGAATCCCACCGATGCTTTGAATAATTTTAAAAAATTGTTAAAGAAATTTGCTCCAAAATGCGGAGATCGAGGAGTGACACCAGGTAGAGACAGCGATGGGAATCGTATATCACACGCTAACTTAATGGGGATGACGATAGCCGACATCTCTGATGCCGCTGCAGCAGGTCCGGATGAATATATCGACCCAGACATCTTCTATTATCGATCTAGAGATAAACAAAACATGGCTGCGTACAGTGACGCAAATCCTCTTGTTGATAGCAATGCTGCCAAAGACCTAAAAAGTAAAACTCTTATTTTCCCACTTACAGGCAAGAAGATAATAGATAAACTAAAAGAGAAGGCAATTAGCGCAGGCAATAAATATGAACTAGAATCTCTTAACAGCACTTTGGGTAGGGGAAAGATTAACCAGATATTCAAAGATGAGATTCTACCGCTGATTATGACTAGTTATAGAAGTTATTCTAGTGAGACTGAAGGCAGGAAGGATGCCCAGGCTCAAGCCTTGGCAGAGGACTTAAATGAATGGCTCGGAGAGCCTATCAAAGAAGGAATAGGATCATTCGATGTGGGTTATACACGGAAGTTGCTAGCTCTAGTGGAGGACAAATTCATAAATATAGAGTTTGTAAATCCGGAGGGCACAGTCATAGGCATAATGGATAGGAAATCCGACAGTACCGGGTATGAGGCAGTTGACATAGGAACACATACAGAGCCGAAAGGTTTTAACAGTACAACCAGTATGACTGTTGTTCATAGTAACATAGAAAATATTAATGCCATAGATCAACAACAAATAGTCCATATGCCCGATTTTACTGAGTCCTTATTGAGAAGTTTTCCCACGATAAGACTCTATTTTATAGAAGAAGATCGTGAACAAGAAAATCGACTAGATGACTTTTATGGATTTAGAGATATACTAGAATGTTCTATCTCTTCCCATATGTATGACAACGATATATGTACTATGAAGCTATCGAATATGAGTGGTGTATTATCTACAATGGCCTTTTCTGATTATGTTACTACTAAGAAGATAAAAAGAGCTCCCGATAAGGACAACGGACCAGACAAAGCACACTCCGCTACTAATACTCAGGATTCAATAAGCGTGACAGACGACGAAGGGGAAAGATTTCTCACAAAGATTATGCTAAGACCTGGTATACATATCATGATAAAAATGGGCTATGGGAATAATATAGAGCATTTAAAAACTGTATTTACTGGAGAAATATCAGAAGTAAAGAATGGAAATATTGTTGAGATTATAGCTCAAGGTTATCAAACTGAATTACAAAATGACTTTGGAGGATTTTATGACGAGAGTACTTGGGATCTGTTTAAAGGTCTGTTGCCCGATTTCTTTAGACCGGAATCACAGCATATCCAAAATAAGTACTCTTTTTTAGATATTATAAATTATATAATACTAAGCAATACAAATATGACTGAGAAGAATGGAAAAGGTATGACTCATCTCGGTGAGGTCATCGAGGTAGCCCCTTATCGCAAAGGAGGTCCTTGGTCACAAAAGGATCCAATGTATGGATACGATAATAAGGATGGTAGTAACGCCATAGCCAAGATACTCGGAGAGGATACAGTGCAAGCGTTCCTGTCTAAAGGAGACAACTTTTCATTCTTCGATGAGTATATGGAATACCAGTTTTATGGATTCAGTGGCTATGACATAGGAAGGAATATATACACCTCGATTTCTAATAGTTCAGAAATTAACATAACTAAAGAGTGGCTAACCGTTACCGGTCCTATCATAGATGGACTAAGAGAAGTTACAAGATATATGCCTAACTTCATTGCTACAGTAGTTCCCTACCAGCAAGATGCAACCCTGTTCATTGGTGATCCATCTTCGGTGTATGAGTATCGACCTGCTACCAGCGAAGAAAAGAAATTTTTAGTTAAATATAATACGGGATCAGCAGATAAGGTTCAAAAAGCAGCGGAAGATCGCAATACCACATATATGCAGCTTTTTCAGCATATAAATAGGCTAAGCATAGCAACAAGAACTCGAGTGAAACAGTATAATATCAGGAGAATATATAATTACTTTGAGTCGCCTCCACTAGTAGCAGAAGGGATCCACGTCGAAGGTGTTGACCAAAACGGCCAAGATTTTGATGGCCGTAGACTGAATCGTACTCAGGGTAACTCATTTAAGGAGAATCCTACACCTGAAGATCTAGACCTGGAGGAATTGGTTTATGGAGTTTACTATAACGCGATTAGTGACGCTGATTTTGATGCGATACGTCACGCGGTCGGAGATCTCCTAGGTCACTATTTAAACTTGAGCAAAGAACAGATAAGTGAGAATCACGGGGACCTTACCGATCTCGCAAAGACTATATCAGAATTCTATATTCCGAGCAGTTTATATAATAAGAACTTTTCTGTGAAAGTGGGTGATATTACTGTCAGAGTCAGTAACGCTGGACCAGCGACGGGCGGCTGGGAGATAAACGGAGTGAGCGTGGATGCGGCGCTCCGGGCAGGCGATGGTGCCCTCTTCGCAAAGAAGCGCGATAGTATGTTCGGGCCTAGCCTGCTGGTGGGTTCATTAGACGACAAAAATAGGCGATACTATGCAACAAAACGGGTAACAGGTAATATTGACCTAAGTATACTAAATCACTTTAGGGAGATACTTGAGTCTAACTATGAAAACCCCGAACATCCTGCCCAAAAAATTAGCTTTGAGTCATTTATTCAGGACATCCGCCATACTGGTTCCGGTTATTTAAATTCCCCTCGTGCTACAGTCGAAGGCGACTTCCTTGCAAATCCCGGGGTGAAAAAGACGCCGAAGAATAGGGTACGAGCTTTTGGACTTCGGCGATCCCTGGCCGAGGAGATCGAAGAGTTTCTCACACCTTCACAGAACTATAATAATAACCACCACGCTCTGGCCGCTATTATCAATGATGTGATCCTACCATTCAAGCAGATCTTATTGCTAGCTCATGAAATTCTGAGCGGCGATAATCCAGATGAGATAGATGATGCTATACGGGAACTTATGTCCGAAGAACCTGGGAGCAGACCTACTATACCATTTAACTATAAAGTATTTAGAGACTACCATGCGGTAACTACTACTCACGATTTGATTGCAAATAATATAGCTGCGTCAGAATCCGACATGTGGAGTGCTGTTAAGCTTCTGGTTCCCACGGATACGACTGATGCAACGGCTGGATGGGCGAATTACCAGATGGCTGACTGGGGTATCTACGAGGGGGGCGTAGATGTAGGCAGCAATGTATTCCGTATAGATTCGAGCCAAGGTTTTGCGTCATGGCCAATTAAAAGTTCAGCTGGAATGAACTATAGGGGATTAACCCCAAGTCCAAGAGATATAACAGAAACATTTACCGAGATAAATTCAACTACCCCAAATTTAGCCAACCACGCCTTAACTTTTAGAATAGCACAAGGAATGTCTAAAATGTATCGTGGCAATATTATAATGGTAGGTCGCAATATAAAACCGTATGACGCGATACTCTTAGGCGATGATGTAAATAAGATGTATGGAACTTTTATGGCAGAAAGAGTAATACAAAATTTTAGCGCAGTTAACGGGTGGACAACTACAGTAGTTCCCTGTGGTTTAACTCGAGTGAATTCTATTACCGGTACATACGGGGCGAGTGGCTGGCAAAAATTATGGTATACAATTGGAGAAGGGCGAGGTTTTGAAACAGCGCTTAATATCGCGATGCTCGCTAGTCTCTTCGTTCCTATATTAGGTGGCTTTTCTTTAGCGGCAAGAGTGGTTCTTGGCGCAGTCCTTCGAGGTAGCTGGGGCATAGTACGTACGGCGGGTTCCCTAACTCCTTGGATAGGTAAAAAACTTGGACTGAATGCATGGAAAATTATAAGTGAAACCGCCGTAAGCATTGGGTATAGACATGGCGCCTCCGGCGCGATCGGAAGGTTAGCTTTACCTGGAGCATGGCAAGCAGCAACTAGCGTCGGCGGATTCGGATCTATTGTGCGAAGAGGAGCAGGTGTTACAGCCGGTGAAATAATAGGGATGCGCTTTGCTGCCGGAGCTGGCTGGATTATTCCAGAAGTGTTGATTGGAAAACTAGGAATGAAGGGGGGGGCAGGTATTGTTAGTCAGTTTATGAATCCAACTTTCTCTCAATCAAGCGTTTTACGCAAAGGAGAGAATGACACCTTTAGTGTTAAGGGGTATAAGCCTGCTAAAATGGAATTGCTAAGATATAATGGGGCTCCCTTCGTGGCGGGGCTAGAGGATATGTATGAGTCGATACAAAATCATGGAGGTTGGGCGGATACTATGATCGATGTAGGATACATGCTTAGAGAATTCTTCGCTTCAACTGCTTCGTCAAACCATTTTATTCTTGATGGGGAAATGCCGGAGGACAGTAATGAGTAGACAAACTTTTCTTAAGAAGACAACTGATTATGCTAAACAAGATGAGCTTATTGGATTAAGCAATCATACAAAGAGAATTACTGCCGTTGTATACAGGGGCCCATACCTCGATCCCAAGAAGAACATATCTAGTTCAGTGCCCATTTGTACTGGAGAAATTCCATCTGGCCTAGAGATAGAAGTCGTATTAATCGAGAGGGCATTAGCTCAATCCACCTCAGGCTACGTCCAATCCGATAAAGACATATCTCGTCCAAGTCCATCCATTCAGGGTCGAGCCAATGCCAGCGGATCTACCGCACATGCCATGATAGAATCCTTTCCCGAAGAGTCTACTCCGGCTGACGATCAAACAGTACGTATCGGCCATTGGGCATATCGTAATACATACAGGCTGCCTAAATCAGTCATGGGGTCACATAAGATTGACTTTACAAAATTACCTAGCCCTATAGTCATCTTAGATATATCTATGGCAAGAAGCAGGGGCCCTAAATCTATGTCGCATATATCTGTAGTAGCGGTACTATATAAAGATCCTCATGATATGAGAGGTACGGATATAGTTCCTAATGGAGTATCTGCTCATATAAAAAATGCCGATGTCGGCGATACTAACTCTCTAGCTAGAAATATGCAAAATGGTATAGGCGCTATATTAAATGATGATTGCCACAAAAGAACGATAGAGCTACGTAGGAAAGATGCGATATCTAATCCGCGACGGTAGATTACCATAGTAGAAAGGACTTGAATAATGTCGATTGAGCCTTCTTCTCACCAAATACCAGTAAATTTTCTGGCTGATGGCGATGAAAACATAGGACCATTAACCTGGAATCTTACTAAAGGAAAGCTAAACCTCTCTCCGGGTATGGGCGTAGGTAGTGATAAATGGGGAATGACCATAGATCAAGACATGACCAGGATAGGATCAGATGGCGTTCAGATTGATGCTGCGCCAGAATCTGTAAGTTTTGGCGGGAACTCGATTAACAAATTAACTACTGAAGTTCCACCAACCAGCCTGACTCCGTTCTCTATCTTAAGCCCAGATAACAGCAAATACTTGTTTCTATTTGCTTTAGGATCTGAGATAATGAATGGTCTTAATGAGATAGATAGAGACGAATATAATACAGACATCAAATACGTATATCAGGTATTTGATTATGATTCATTTCAACCGGAGTAGATAGATGTACGGCAATAGAGATATAAGTACTACTGAGAATGGAGATCTGGTAGTAGATAATGGCGATTTAGCTATATCTACTGCGTCTGAGTCTCTTTTGAGAACTGTCAATTTTTGTTTGTTAACCAATTACTCAGGGTATAAGCCGGAGAGACACTTTGGAGCTAGCCCTGATAAGTTTATAGGTCAACAAAATAACTCAAACACGAGAAATGAGATAAGACTACATATAGACTACTACCTTAAAAATCAAGGATTACTGATGGGAGCGACACATAGCTTGAATGTAGTACCGGTTGGTAACCATGAGATCGCAGTCATTCTAAAAATTAATACTCTAATAATAGAGAGTTCTACTGAAGCTAGTCCTCAGGAAATGATAATAGCATATAAGTACGATTTCAATAACGGGACGTTAGAAGCGGTAGCATAATGCCAAAGAAAAGAAAAACGTTTGGAGCGTTCCAAGCAGAAAGTATAAACTATCTGCTAGCGAATACCCCGTTCAATAATGCTGTTGCGGGAAGTTCAGCAAGAAGTATAACTGATATAATGAATACTCAGATGGCTGAGATGTCTTCCCATATGGCAAGAGCGTCTGCTATGGTTTATCTAGATACAGCATCTGGGTATTATCTCGATCTGATAGGATCCTTATTCGGTATATCTAGAGACGCTCCTACGTCGTATAAAACAACTGCCGGAGATAAAAATATTAAGTTCTATGTTACAGGAGTTAAAACACTGAAAGGAGTTTTAGGAACTAACTCGATTCCCAATGGAACGACTATCCAGAATACTAGCTCCGGTGCTACTTTGACCACAACTTCTTTGATCAACTTTAATGACACAGACACATTCGTCTTTGTTAGCGCAACTTTGCTCAGCGAAAAATCCATAGTCATTGGCCCGAGCACCATGACTGTACATAGCTTAGGCGTGCCAGACCTCCTTGTTACTAACACATCTAGCATAACTCACTCTCTCGTACAAGAGAGTGACCTCTCGTTCAGGGATAGAATAGCTTCTGCCTCTGTCGCATCAGAAGGTGCGAATAGCTCGCGAATACTATCTTCAATTCAGCAGTTCCAGGATATTGCAAGTGTCGATATACGGGCAGGTATTTCTGGATCTGGAAGCTATGATGTATATCTGGTTCCGGTTGGTAATAGAATATCTCAAGCGACTATAGCGGCTATAGCTAGAATTCTATCGAGTACCTCAGGATTTGGCATAGCCTTTAATATACGAGAATTCGATTACATACCTGTTAAGATTGAGATACAGGTCAAGTTTACTAACTCAACTAATGATTCTTTTAAAGAATCTACTATCAACATTGCAGAGTCTAGGGTTCGATCGTTAATCGGCTCCCTCAGACCAGGAGATGAACTAGCAATGAATCGTATTATCTCTGAAGTTATTAATACCGATAATAGTATTTCAAATGCAGAAGTTATATTTCTCTGTATAAATAAGAGAGTTCAGGCGATAAGAGACCTAAGACTAGAAGAGGACGAGCTCTTCGTTCCTGACGAAGATGAGATTAACCCAATAATGGTGAGGCAATAATGGCACTTAATGTAGCTTTTTACCAGTCTGCGAATTGGAATATAAGTAGTCCTCCAGACAATAATACCGTTGGTGGTGCAGCAACAAGTACGCTAATAGGAGCTACACTTAGTGATGTTTTTCCAGAAGGAGTTAGCGATTATATTGGTCAAGATGCTCGGGTAAGGTATCAAAAGATTTGGGTAGAGAACACGTCGGGTGTTGAAATCAAAAACGTAAAAATGTTTCTAAATAATGTTAAACACCCTGGACAGATTCAAATAGCTCTAGGTGTTGGGGATGATCTCGTATCTACTCCAACAACTTCACCTAGCCTAACCTTTCTTGAACCTATTGGACTTGCAAATTCAGTTACGGTCACAACCAGCCTAGATGACGGCGTTTCCTTCAGTATTTGGATCAAGCAATCTATTTCAGCTAACCTTCCTTCAGAGGTTGGTGCGTCTACTACAATAGGCATCATCGGGGAAGTCTAGTTGAATGGCAGATTATAAAACCCTAAAGGTTACGTATGCCTACAACAGAGTAGAGTATAACGAGCTCACTTTAAGGTATAGCTATCTGCCGGTATCTGTCCAGACCAATGAATTAGATCTAGTATATAGCTTTGATGTGTCTACTGGCAGTTCATTCGATAGACTAGTAGGACATTGGTCCGACCACACACAAATCATCTGCAATTCCTTACCCTTCTGGCATGCAGGTAGGCAAGAAGAAACAAGCAACTATCAAAGTTTTATCAATAGTATGTCAATGAGCGCAGAGCATATATACGATCAGTTTGTGTCGTTTCGAAAAAATAGTTTCTTAGATGTAGTTGAAAGTGATCTCGCCTTTTCCGGATTTATTTCAGACTATCCTGCAATAAAATCAGATGCTTCCGATAGACAATCCAATAATTTATTATATAACTCTGATTTTTCTATCCCAGGAAGAGCTATATCTGATTACCCTTGCCTATGGATTGTAGACCGGTCTACTGGCGCGATCCTTTCTGTCGATAAGGATAACGGATTAAGCGCCGGAGGTGCATTATCTATTCGTACTGACACCGGTGAGTATGCTGTGATATATCAGTCATATAATGCGAGATATCCAGCTGGACAAGACCTTGTTTTATCTGCAATGGTCAATGTCCCCAATAACATACTATACGCTGATTCAAATTCATCAGGTAATGCAGCAATGCATATCGATGTGATATATGTGGACGGCTCTGTGGACCAATCATACGTAGACATACCCATATCTACAACCGAAGAAGGTGTCCTAGACGATAATACTACGGGACAGATAGCACACTGGAAGAGAATACACACGTCGATATCACTTTCTAAGCCATCAGCAAATATAAAATGCCATATAAAATCAAATTGTACTAATAGCACAAGCAGCATTCTATTCTATTCTGATTGCCTTCAGCTAGAAAACGGAACTATACCTACTAGATGGAAAAAATATCCAGGAGACGTTCCCCCGTGGTTGCCTGCTTCGCCGCAGTCCTATGATATTTATTCCAATGATACGTCTACATATGCTCAGTCTCCTATAACGCTGAACTCTAATACTTCCTATGTCAATAATAGACCTAAAACAAAGATATATAACAGCACTACAGAAGATCTATTCTACGACAGCGCTATACCTACGAGGCTGAGATCAATATCGGAAACGATTAATGCAGGTGCTAATCTTAATATTAAAGGAGTAGTAACTAACCCTCATGATATATTGATCTCTAACGTTGAATGGAAACTAGATCTAGCTGATTCCAGCAAGATCAGAAAATCCTCTCTTGAGCTTAACGACGACCACGGATCCTTCGCAATAGCCGAGAGAGACTATTTCGGAGACGATACAAATAAGTATACTGTTATAAAAGATCACATGAGTTCTGGAGCAGAGACGTACACTTTAGCGATAAGAGCCATTACTATTGATCATGACTATTTAATAGCTTTTTGTAGAGAGTCTCTAGGTGCTGGAGTATACTATACATTTAAGTTTATATCCCCGAAAAGGGGACCTCAGGGGACCTATCTCGAATGCGTGCAAGACTTTAAAGTTCCAGACGCAACCGCGAATTTGTTCGATACTGGAGTTGAGACAGGAAGTACCTTGTTTAGCCAAATAGGCAAAGTTGAGGGCAGTAGATCCAAGTTTGTCATAGAAACGAATGACGGAGTAACTAAGTATGAAACCGATTTTGCATATGACTATTACATAAATGCTGGCGACGGGCAGTTCTTTACCAGAGAGAAATACGATCAAATTTGCGTGACATAGGATAAAAATGGCATATACAACTCATTCAGATAGTTCGCCTGATAAGAACACTTCTTTTATCAATACTAGCCTGAATAGGCTAGTACAGAATAATCCATATCATCCAGCTGCGCCAAACATACTCTGGCCTACATATTATGATGTCTTTGTCAATAAGACAGACGATCAACAAGTTTCTGTATCTGTCAGCGACGAGAAGCATCTAACCGGCGACATAGATGTATCTAATAATAACGCTTTGTATATGAACCATAAGCCTCGACTAGGAAGCACAGTAGCATCTACCTTTGGTACACTTGATACGGGGCTCACTGATTATAACCATGGGGTAGTGTATTTTAGTGCTCTCCCTGCTAGCGACTTTACTCTAACTTATCTTGCTGATCCTGATAAATACTATGGTGAATATCTAAGTCAGATGCAAGATGTATTGCATAAGCTAGAGATATGGGCGGGCGCAGGATCTACAAAGAATGAAGGTGTAAGATCCGCAGAGGTACTAGTCAAGAGCACAAATGCTAAGATCGATAGTAAACTTCCCAAGAGAATACATGTTCAGGGATTAGCTGAAGACATCTCTTTTAAATCCCTAGATGGGCAGCCAGGCCATACTATCACTTTAGGGAATTCTAATGATGTAGTTGAGATTAACGCGAATGAGTTCAAGGTATACTGCGGCTCATTCGAGGGTGGTAGTGCTCTTGACCCTATGACTGGCACTATAACAGACCATACTGGCGATATCCTTAATATGATAGGTCTCGTAAGTATGTCTCCTACGGGCACTACAAGATCTACCGGAATTACCGATGCAGCTGTCACAACTGCAATGTTCACTACTGAATCAGGCAGAGATGAAGGCCTCAATGACGCGCTGCGTGTTTTTGGTAATACCTATATCGCAGGTAACTTATTCACTTTAGGTGGTCATACTGTCATAAATTCGCAAGCTGAAATTCAAGTGAATACCTTCCAAGAAGATCTTCAAGTAAACGGTGATGCATATCTCGGCAACGGATCTGCGGATAAAGTTTATATCGCTGGAGATTTAACAGTTAGCGGTAGAATAGATCAGGTTGGTAGTACTACTGAGCATGATGTAACTATTAATAGAGATATTATTTTGAATAACCATGGCGGAACAACCCCCTCCTTGGTAGATGGATTAGATCCATCATACATTGCCAATAGGCATAAGTATATGCGTCCTGCTGGACCTGACTGGTGCGGCGATACTGTCAATATATGTTCTATTGGTCAAATGGCAGAGGATGGAACTTTAACCGGAGGGGCGGCTAGCACTGCCACTCAAGACTCTACTACAGGTGATCTAGTCGTAGATACTACGATATCCAGTAACGCTTTACTCGTTAATATTGCCGGAGGTGGCCTATACTATACAGATAGATTCAACGATGGCACATGGATATTTGATATCCGCAGTGGGCCAAGCGCAGGAGAAAAGATTCCCATAGCTGCATACAACAGTGCGACTACTAGCTGGCAGTTGTCAAGGACACTCAGCTCCCTGCCTGCATCTGGTATGTCCTATAGGATATATAACCCATATTTCTGTAATCCTGATTTTGTCGCACTCAATGGCAATGATTTTGATATTACTGCTAGCACTACTAACCCAGTAGTAGCCGATGTCAGAGGTATAGTAAAGTCTAATGTTAATGCCGATACTGCTTCTGTCAATTCAGCTGATGCTGGTACTAAGTACTTATCTATAGCCAATGAGAACAGTGTTGCATCTGCGGGACTAGAATCTGACGGAGTATGGTATGGATCCGACTATGGAGTTCCTAGTGACCAAAGTATTCTAGTTGCAGAAGCGGAGCATAACGGCAGTACTTTTAATCAACTCACTACCTATAGGCCAGCCGGTAAGTATGACTCTACGTGGAGGCAGTTTGCCTCAACCACTCCTACTATATATCATAATTTAGGTGGAGATTTTAGAGCTCAGGATTATAAGGTAACTGTTCATACAGCAGGCACTGGAGGTACTCCTGGAACTGTAACTCAAGTAACAGATCCTATTATCTCTGCGATAGATAGGAAAACAGCTACTATTACAGTACCTAGCACAAATACCTGGGTCCGTATTAAAATAGAGGTTTAGGATGGCACATGTCCACTCAGGAGCCCCTTTCGATGGATTCACTCAGCCTTTCGGTGCCATTAATGTTGGTGTCGGTAGCCAAGTCCTACCTAGACCAGAAATTCCAGCGGATTATAACTCAGTAACAAGATCCTATAGCGACTTAACGTATTATTGGCAGAGCTCATTCGCTGATATGATAGAGACTACTACTGGAGTTGTTTATACGGGAATAGGCGGTCTTGAGCTTACGGGGTATGAAGGTGTTCCTATCGAGGCAGAAATGCCATCTAGTTATATACTTGAGATAACTCCAGATCTCGGCAAAGAAAATTTAGATGATAACTTTGAGCCGTTTATACTAGACCAGCAGGTCAAGTCTAACCCCCTCTTAAAGCAGTTTACTAATCTCGTTGTAGGATCTAACGTTGTATCTGATATAGACTACGAAACGCCGCTAAAGCAAAAGCTCTCATATACTATAGATCTTATAGATATGATTGAACTAGTTAATGCCGAATATCATAAATATCTATGGCGAGTCATACCTGTAGCGGAGAATGGATCTAGAGGATTCCCTTCTCAGGTACAGTTCTTTGAACCAAAGACAATCATATTCGATTATTCATGGAGCATAGATAGATACGATCAAAAGGTCAATGGTATAACAACTACGATCGCTGGTAGCAAAGCTCCAGATATCTCTAGTATAGAGATAAATGGGTCCACTAGAAATACGACTATACTTAGTTCTACCGCATGGTCTGCGGAAGTACCGGCTCATAATATAAGAGAGAAGGTACTGGTCAGGGCAATAGATAAGAAAGGAACCTATTCTAGATATAAAATAATACATATAGATATAAACACATCCGAACAAAGACACCATCAGTTTTATAATATATTTGATAAGTTTGGTTACTTGCTCGGACTAGAAAGAATACCAAAAGAAGACAATATCAACTACAGGCGTAGGCTTTTTGATGTCTATAAACATAGAGGAGGTACAAACTATCTCCCCTTACTTAACTCTGTAATAAGAGAACTTGATATTACCTTTGACGATGCGGCGTTAACTTTAATTCCGCATGCAGACTTTGCCAAGGATTATCCGAATAGCACAGCCAACATAGCTATAGTCTCTGATAAGGTACAAATATTTTGTGATTTATTCTATGTAAAACACGAGCGACATAAGATAGATCCATTTGATTGGACTATTGAATTAAAAAAGATGCCTACCTCTACTGCTATAAAAATAGAATCGCCTGTAGGTAATGAAATACCCAATAAAAGTAACTGGTATTCTAAAAAAGACAAGATACACTTTAAGAATAACTTACTGTTAGAAAGCCCTATATTCATATCATATTCATATGCAGAATCTTTATCTAAAAAAGGAAAGACATTTAAAGATGCCGCTGATTTTATAACGAATATGGCAATAGACAGTACGCCTCTGTTCTCTGTAATAACAGGGTCTACTGTTGATACTGGATCTCCAGTAGATTATCTGCAGAAAATAGGTAGAGCAGCTGTCCTGGATAGATTGTCAGTTAATAATGGTGGGAATGAAGTGACTGGATTGCCTATTAAATGGGCTAACTGTAATATAGAAGCACTTCAAGATGAAGGCTTCTACGGCCAGTATGTCAACCAGCACAACAATTACTTTGGCACTAAGATAAACACCTATGCAGATAACCTATCTGCCAAGTTCAAAATACAGTGGGGCCTTGCAGTAGCAGATAGAAGTGTATGGCAAACAGACAAGAATGAAGCGATCGGTAGAACATCTCTTCCAACGAACTACGACTTTACGTATGGATATTGGGCTCAACAGAACTCTGGGTTTATAACTCCACTAAGCAGCAACGAAGCATACGCCTATAACTACTCTAACATTATTGACGGCTCAGAGCTCAACTACATTGGAGTAGATCCAGATCAGCTCAAAAGCGGCATAGGTGCGAACACGGACTTGCTCGTGACTGTTAGAGAAAAGTCTACTCGAGTTATCCCAGTGACAGCCCCGCTTCAAACTACCCGAATCATTTCCCAGACTGCCTCTAGTGCTCCT